GAACGCCTCACCAATGGATCTGACCGGCTGTACTGCGTTGATGCAGGTGCGTCGCGACATAGCCGATACGTCCCCCATTTTTTCTTTGTCAACTGCCAACGGTGGAATTACGCTAGGCGGAAACACGGGCATCATTACGTTAAAAATGTCAGCTGCCGCCACTGCGGCGCTGACGATCGACTGGGAGGGTGAGCTATGGTGTCACGGCTTGCTGCTCACTTCCGCCGACGGCGTAACGGTAAATAAGACCTACCAGGGAACGATAATCGCTCTACCAAGTCAGGTACGCCCGTGAGCACGAACGACCCTTGCCAACCGACAGTAATCCAGAACCCGACAATCAATGAGTTGGTTCAAGTCGCCGACCCAGTCAGGATAGTCGCCACTATAGAAGGCGGACCCCTGCTCGCCGGACGTATCGGAGCAACAGGTCCAACAGGCCCACAAGGTGTAACAGGCCCGCAAGGTACAACCGGACCGATAGGCGTCACGGGTCCGACCGGCGCTGCAAGCACCGTCGCCGGGCCTGTTGGTCCGACAGGTGCAACAGGCCCGCAAGGTACAACCGGACCGATAGGCGTTACGGGTGTCGGCACGACCGGTGCGACCGGACCCGGCGGCGGCGACCCAGGGGTTACTGGCGCAACGGGAGCCACAGGAGCAACAGGGTCGCAAGGTGCAACAGGTGATACCGGACCTCAAGGGGTCACCGGCGTAGGTTACGCCGGCGCAAAAGGCGCAACAGGCGCAACAGGTTCTCAAGGTCCGCAAAGCCCGCAAGGCGCGACAGGTCCGACAGGGGTTGGTCTGCGGGGAGCCACCGGCGCCACAGGAACCACAGGTCCGCAAGGACCGACGGGCGCTACCGGCGCCACAGGTGTGCAAGGCCAAACAGGCGCAACCGGTGTAACCGGAGCCGCCGGAGATACAGGATTCAGCGGTAGCACAGGCAGCACGGGCGCAACCGGTGTAACCGGAGCCGCCGGAGCTACAGGAGTCAGCGGTAGCACAGGCAGCACGGGCGCTACGGGCGCAACCGGAGCCGCCGGAGCTACAGGAGTAAGCGGTAGCACAGGCAGCACAGGCGCTACGGGCGCAACAGGCGCTACGGGCGCAACCGGTGCAGCAGGTGCAGCAGGTGCAGCAGGCGCAACAGGCGCAACAGGCGCAACCGGCGCAACAGGATCCACCGGCACCACGGGTGTTATTGGCCCTACCGGCGCAACCGGCGCAACCGGCACAACCGGCACAACCGGCACCACGGGTGCTGCAGGAGCGACAGGTGCTACAGGTGCTACCGGCCCGACAGGTGCTACCGGCCCGACAGGATCAGCCGGACGCAACGCGGGGCTGAACTATACGTTCCTGTCTTCGATCACCGGTGGCGATCCCGGTGCGGGAAATATCAAGTTCAACAACTCGTTCATTGATACCTCAACCAATATCCGTATCAGTGTGACCGATGCCGATGGCGTGGATAACAGCACGCTGTTGGTCGAAATGTATGCGTCAACCAGCCCGGTCAAGTGCTCGCTGATTGTGCGCAAAGACGGCGACCCATCGGCGACCAAAATATTCGGCATAACTAACGGCTCGGTAGGTAGTGGTTACGTCACGCTCGACATCAACTTAATCGGTGAAGGCGGCGGGGCATTTGCCAATCTGGATACGGTAAAACTTGAATATGCGTTTGTCGGTGATGTCGGAGCTGCAGGCCCAACGGGTACAACGGGCGCCACCGGCGCTACCGGGGCAGGTGCTACCGGTGCCACGGGACCGTCCGGCGCTACGGGCGCATCTGGCGGCGGGGGCGGTGGCAGCACTCAATTTTCGATGGTAAGTGCGGCGATTAGCGCGGATATTGGCACGCTACAGGCCCCTGGGTCTGGCGATCTAACGCTCGGTGTTAAGTTTTTTTTGACGTCGGCAAAAAGCTGTACTGGTGTGAATTTCTATTGGATACCGACAACCTCGACAACGATTCGCGCATCAATTTGGGATGTATCCGGCGCAACGGAACTCGCGCATATCGACGTCATCACTTCCAGCGCTGGCAATTATACGGGTACGTTTTCCACCGCCGTATCGATGTCGCCCTACAAGCTATACATCGTGTCGATCTACGATTCCGCCGGGAGATTTGGATATGCAGGATGGGCTGGCACGGAGGCGGTTTATCCATACAACACCGGCCTAATGGTTTTCATAAATTTTGATATGTCGGGCGCAGGTCAATCGATTCCAGCGACATCAAACACGACAGGATATTTCTATCCGATAGACCCCGTACTTACTTAAGTGATGTTACCTGTGCAATTTAAACTCGACGCGGGTCACTAATGACCGTCATGGATTTCAACGCGTTCATCAAGTTCAACGCGGATGTGCCGTTCAATGGCGATCTGCCCGGAGCGAATGACCCGGCCGACATCGGTTTGGGGCGCTTATGACACTTGTCACTAAAGGTCCAGGTGCCATGACGGCGCACGCCGGCTGGATCGCTTCATTGCTTGTGGCGTGTATTAGCGCTATCGTCTACTACGGAAAAAGCGTAGGCGAGTTCGAAGCGCAAATAGCAGCGCTGAACAAGCAGGTAGTAGATATTCGCGAGGAACGCGCGATACTTATGGTTCAGCGCAATCGTGAAAACGACATACGTGACAAAGTGAACGACCGACAAGACGCGGAGATACAGGAGTTGAGACGGGATGTACTCGCGCACTGTAAAGGAGGGAGGTAATGTGGATTATTTGCTCACAGCGATTGGATTGGCCCTTGTCGGGCTATCCATCGCGGTATTGCGCGTAATGCGCATACAGGGTAGGCAACTGGCTACGCAGGCTTCGGTCGACGAGCGGGTTAACCGTCTGGAAAACTCCATGTCTTCATTTCGCTTGGACCACAAAATGCTTGACGCACGCATCACAGAGCAAATACGAAAAGCCCTGCTCCCGGTCCACGCGCGAATAACGCAGATCGACCGCACCAGCAACGAGATTCTAAGTATTGTGGGCGACATGGCGGCGGTTATGAACGTCAAACGCGAGGACAATGATGGCCCCACCGCATAGCCAGCAGTTGCGAGAAAGAATAGACGGGTTGACTTACCGTTTTCGCGGTGAGCATGCGCAGCAACAGTTGGTAGAGCTCGGCGCGGAAGCGGTAACGCTGCTGCAGGAATTGAAAAAAGAATTGTTGCAGCCGGCGACGAATAGCCAGGAAGTATTGGCGGGATTGGCGCTGCTGTTCGAGTCGATAGCGAAAGTACAAGTGGCGCAGGGACGAAAATATTTTGTCCGCGATACGAAAATGTTCGACGAAAGCCAAGAGCTGCTGCGTCGGCAGTTCAATTACGAGGAGTCATCGACATGACCGTACAACAGCAGGGCATGGCAGCAGGTCTGGGCGTAGTCGCGTTGGCGCTGTGTTGCCTCGCGGCGGCTATCTACGTATGGATTAACCCATGATCGCGGCGTCGGCAACGCCCCTTGGCGTCAGATTAAACAACCCGTTGAATTTGCGGCCGCTCCCCGCAGGTAGGTTGTGGGACGGGCAGGTGGGCAATTACGACACTGGTACGATCGGGGCGTTTTGTAATTTCAAAGCCGCCGTGAATGGGTTTCGCGCTGCGATGAAGAACTTGCAGGCGTATGTAACGCAAGGCAAGACGACGCCGCGCGCCATCACCAACACGTGGGCACCGCCGGCGGATAACAATCCGACCAGCGCGTACATCACCAGTGTATGCCTGAACGCGGGGTTTACTCCTGACCAGACGTTGAACCTGGCGCTTTACGACGACGCATATGCGTTGCTGTACGCGATGACTGTGCAAGAGCAGGGTTCGTTCGACAAGTATTTTAAACCCTGGCAGTTGAATGAAGGCCTGCGCCTCGCTGGCGTCGGCAATGTGCCGGTTTCTGGCGTGCACAAGATTATTGCGCAGACAGGCGGCGCGGTTGCGGCGGCGGCTACGGCCGCACCGGAGATTCAATCAGCGATCGCAAACGTCGCGCCAAACGTGATGGCGATTCCATCGCCAACGTTGCACGCAGTGTACCAAGGCATCACAGTAGCCGCCGCGGTGATCGGGTTGTATGGCCTTGTCGTGTTTGCCAAGCGGAACGGAAAGTGATGTTTGTCTGGATGAAACTGATTCCCTTGCGAGACTGGGCTGGCGCTGCGGCGCTGCTCGGTATTTTCCTGGGCTACGTGATGTGGTCGGCGCACGAACGCAACATCGGCGAAGCGCGGTGCCAAGCCCAGATCCAAGTCGTTACCGAGCAAGCCAAAGTGCAACTCGATGCGCTTCGCTCGCCGGCCGATCCCATCGTCAAAGAGTACAACGCGCTAAACGAGGCACTTAAAAATGCGAAATTCACTCCGATCAAGCCTGCTGCTACTAATTTGCCTTGCGCTGTTGACGATCCTGCCAGCGTGCTGTCCGTCAACGATTCGCGTCGGTGACAAAGCGCTAACGTGCTCCAACGTGTGCTACGCCGGTTGCCCTGCGTTGCTGGAGTGGAACGGGAACCTTAGCAAAGCCAATGTCGACGGGTACCTGAAAGACGATGGCGATAAGTACAAGTTGTGCAGCTTGTCGCGTAGTAAATGCATCGAGTGCCTGGACGCGCTGAAAGTGACGCACGAGAAACCTTGATGTCGACCGAGTTTATCGGTGCGACGTTTGAATTGTTCGGCAAGCTGTACGAATTTGTGGTAACGGATCTGGAGTGCTGCCATCAACGCGAGTTCGACCGAAGTAAACTGACATGGGAAACGCAAGCGCCACTCGAAAGCCCCGACGAGCTGATTCTGTTCCTGTCGTACCGGAATGTACCAGTGATGTCGTACCGACTATGCCCGTCGACGGGGGTGGTGGAGTTCGAGATGACGCACACACAGCGACTTCATTGACGGCACTACCGCGCGCAGTGAGCATGCTCACCGCCGCCGAGGAGGAGTTCGTCCATAACGTTGAAGTGCTCGGGCTGCCGATGCGCCGCGCCGCGGAGCTCGCCGGGTTCCCGCTACAGCGCGTGCGCGAGCCGCACATCATCCAGGCGCGAGAAGTTCGCCGGCAGGAGTCGCTGCGCCGGCTCACCATCACGAAGGAAGACTCCGCGCGCGGTATCCTCGATGCGATCGACCGCGCGCGTATCATCGCCGAGCCGGCGACGGAGATCGCCGGATGGAAAGAGATCAACAACATGTACGGCCACAACCAGGCAGTGAAAATCGACGTGCAGCTCAACGCCACGGTTGAAGTCCTGCAGAAACAAATCAAGGGTATTTCTACCAGCGATCTCGTCAAGTCGCTGGAAGCGGGGAACGTGATTGACGGCGACTTCTACCAAATTTCGCCATGAATTACGCGCAGGTAATGGACATGCTGCACGCTTACGAAGCTGCTCACAATCGCCGGCCTACGTGCATCAAAGTCGGGTGCGCAGCGTACAACAGCATGCGTCGTGAGATACCGCTGATGTATTGGGAGTTCGGGCCGAGTGGAGCACCTATGATTAATGGTGCCCTGGTTCTTGTACACCCTACATACGAAACATCCATAGCATGACCGAGCCGGTAAAAATCCCCTGCCGGTGCTGCGGTCAGGACCGTGAGCTTGATGAATACCGCGTATTCAAGTCGCCGCTGCGTATCGACTTCTGCCACTGGTGCGAAAAGAAAGAAGGCACCATAACGCTGTACCGACGCTACTCCTCCTACGGTACGCCGGAGATTATTCAGGCCGTGTTTTCGGCAGAGCGTACGCCGGTAGGGAAACGCTCGGCTGAGCAGACACGGCTGCTAGTGCCAGCGAAAGAGCGCGAGCAGCCGAAAGACCGCACCGCGCTGATTGAGCTGGAGCTGAAGCGCCGGGAGCTGTGTCGACGCAGCCTGATTTATTACACGACAACGTTCGATCCGACATACACGCCAGGCTGGGTGCACCACGACATCGCGCGCCGGTTGGAAAAGTTCATGTTGTCCGTCGAGCTAGGCGAGGCACCACGGCTAATGATTTTCATGCCGCCGCGTTTGGGGAAGTCCAGATTAGCCTCTGACATGTTTCCGTCGTGGATGCTTGGACACCACCCCGAATGGCCGATAATTGCGTCGAGTTACGGTCAGGACTTGCCGGTAGGATTCTCGCGTAATATTCGGGACCGTATAAAAGACGCCGAGTACCAAGCCGTTTTCGATAGCACACGTGTACGCGCCGATTCGCAAGCAGTAGAAAGTTGGACCACGACAAAAGGGGGTGGTTACAAGGCGTCCGGTGTAGGGGTAGGGATCAGCGGTTTTGGCTATAAGGTGGGTATAATCGATGACCCAATCAAGGACTACGAAGCAGCGCAGTCGCAGACGATTCGCGAAGCAACATGGGGTTGGTATCAGTCGGTATTTCGTACGCGTGCTGCGCCGGGCGCGGGCATTATTTGTATTATGACACGCTGGCACGATTCTGACCCCGCCGGAAAACTCATCGAGGCAGAAAAGCAGCTCCGCGTAGCAGGAGTTCCCGAGGAACAGATCGAAGCGTGGGAAGTGGTGTCGTACCCGGCGCTCGCCGAGCACGACGAGTATTTGATGGAAGATGGCTCGATCCGACAAGGTGAGCCGGCGGAGGGGGAAGTACCGAAACGCTTATTGCGGCGCGCGGGCGAGGCGCTGCACTCGGAGCGGTATTCGCGAAACGATTTGCTCAAAGTCAAGAACGGCATGGCGCCGGGTATTTGGTCCGCGCTATATCAGCAGAACCCCACACCCGATGACGGCGACTACTTCCAGAAGAGCCAGTTCCGTTATCGGATATTGGACGAGGAGTACATAAAGATCGCGCGCGTGTTTATCACGGCAGATTACGCGCTGGGCAAGAAACAGCGTAGTGACTGGACGGTATTCGCGGTGTTTGCACTGACCGCGAACGACGATCTGTACGTGCTCGATGTGCTGCGCGGACGATGGAAGTCGCCGAAAATTATCGAAGGCATCGTCGGATTGATCGAAAAGTGGAAGCCTGAAGTCTATGCCGGCGAGCAGGGGCAGATTCATTCGGCGATATGGCCATTGGTGCAACCGGTACTGGAAGCCAAGCGCTTGTTCGTCACAGTAGACGACTCGCTGCAGCCGATTCAAGACAAAGAGGCGCGCGCCCGGCCGTTGCAGGCGCGTATGAGCATGGGTAAGTTGTTCTTTTCCTACGCGGCGAGCGAGCGTCCTACTATTGTCGAAGAAGTGGAGCGTGAACTATTGAGGTTCCCCAACGGCGCGCACGATGATATTGTGGACGCGTTGGCGTGGGGAGCGAGGCTCGCACTGGTCACAACCTTACCCACAGGGTTTGTTCCGAAGAAGGTACCGAGTTGGCGCGACGAGCTGGCAAAAGAGCTTCGTGCCGATCAACGTGGCAAGCTATCTCACATGGCGGTTTGACGATGGGCAATACAAGCAGTTTCAAAGACCGAAGTGCCTACGATAATTACAATAATTATCGGTATTGCTACGACAACGGTCATGACGAGTGGGTGGCGAAAGCCAGCCGGTGTTTTGATTTCTGGCAGAGCAAACAGTGGGAGGCGGGAGATCGCGCCCGACTTGAAAACGCCAATCGCCCCGCATTTACGTTCAACAAGCTGGCGAAGCTGATACGCGTCATGAAGGGTATTCAAAAAGCCCTCAGTAACGACGTGCGGTTCATGCCGGTGCAAGACGCCGACATCGCTGCCGCGCAGGTGCGCGACGCGCTATGGTTGCACGAGCAGAACATGAACCACTTGTCGTTCGTCGAATCCGAAGTGTGGGAGCGCGGGCTTATCATGTCGCGCGGCTACTACAATGTGCGCGTCAAGTTCGACGATAATTTCCAGGGCAACGTCAGCATAAAACCGCGGCGCAGCCAGGATGTGGTACTCGACCCGTGCATCGACAGTTACGACCCGGATGATTGGGGGCAGGTGTACGAAATTCCGTGGTGGTCAAAGCAGGACATCGAGCGCGAGTTCGGCAAGCACGCCGCTAACGAACTGACTAACGCGCCGATGCCGGACTGGTACGACTACGACGACCGGTTCATGGCGCAGCGACTTGGCCATCTGCCGTATTACAACTACTCGGGTATGGCAGATGAAAAATTAGTACGCGGCTTCCGCATGCTAATGCGCCAGTACCGAACGATGAAACGCAAAGACGTTTTCGTCGACATGCAGACCGGCGAGATCAGCGATATTCCGACAACGTGGGATCGCGAGCGTATCAGCAACGTGCTGTCTACCGTGCCAGGACTGGGTACCGATCGGCGCGACGTGGAAATTGTGCGCTGCGTGACATCGTGTGAAAACACAGTTTTGAAAGACGAGGAAAGCATATACACCGGTTTCACGGTCGTACCGTTTTTTCCCGAATTCGTCGACGGTGTATCGAAGGGCGCGCTGGAAGATCTGATCGATGGCCAGGTCATGTTCAACAAGGTGACGTCGCAGGAAATGTCGATTCTCAACTCGTCGGCCAACGGCGGGTATAAGCTCAAGCGTGGCAGTTTGCTCAACATGACCGTCGAGGAGCTGGAAGAAATCGGCTCCCGGCCGGGCAGTGTGTTCGAGCTGAAAGAAATTTCTGACATGGAAAAGATCGAGCCGAACGCGCTGCCGGCCGGGCACGATCGCATGAGTTTCAAGTCGGACCAGATCATGAACGACTTGTCTGGCGTCAGTAATCAGGCACGGGGATTCGCGCGCGAAGACGTGGCCAACGAAGCAATCATGTCCAATCAGGCGGCGAGCGAGATCAACTTCGCCAGTTGGTTGAGTAATTTGCACCGTTCCAAGCAGCTCGTGGCGCGGCAGGTAGAGCGTTGCTGGAAAGCCTATTACACCGAGACGCGTATTCTGCAGATCAATCAAGGTTCGTCATTCCGTCCGCAGATGCAGTCGGTGACGATCAATCAGCCGACGCCGGAAGGCACCGTTGCGAACGATATTTCGGACGGTAAATTCTCTACGGTCCTGGTGCCGTCGCCGACGCGCTCGGCGCTTAACTCCAGCGATCTGAAAGACCTCATCATGCTGCGCAAAGAACTGGGTATCCAGATCCCGGACGACATCATGGTCGAGGCGTCCAATGTGCAGGATAAGCTCAAGATTATTACGCGCCTGACCGGGGACGGCAACGCTGACGCGCAAGCGAAAAAGCAACAGGAGGCCGAGCAGCACCAGAACGATCAGGAGCTGGCAAAAGCCAAGGTTGCCAAGGAACAGAGCGCGGCGCAGCTCAATGAAGCGCGCGCCAAGAAAGCCGAAGGCGAAGCCGGCAAAGACCCGGATGCGGCGTATCGCGAAGTGGAAATGGCGCGCATTGCGTCGGAGCACCAAAGTAGCCAAGCGCATATTGCTATCGACTGGGCGAAGCTGCGCGCAACACGCGATGATAAGCAAAACCGCACAGCGATGGATATAACGAAGCTAGATCACGGCGCTGCGGAGGCGCGCAAAGACCGTGACCACGATATGTCGAAAACGAAAATGCAAGGGCTACAACGCCGTACCGCAACAAAACAACCCGCCGCTAACTAGGAGTAGACGATGCACGTAGACGACGATACCAAGCCTGATTTGGGCGATGAAATCACTGACGCAAATCGCGACATCGCCGCTGAGCGCGAGCGCGATGCGAGCGGGCGCTTCGCCAAAGCCGACGACAAAACGGACGCCACAGATGCCGATGCAGAAAAGGTAAAGGCAGATCTAGCGGAAAAAGCAGCAGCAGAAGCCGAAGCCGCGAAAGCGGGTGAGAAAGAACCTGTCGACGACGAAGAGGAAGAAGAGGAAGCCAAGCCGGAAAAAGAGTCTCGGCTGACGCGTCGCATCGCGAAAATAACGTCGGATCGGGACACCGCGCGCGCACAAGCAGAGCAGGCGCGTATTGACCTTGCCATTGAGCGCGCCGCGAATCAACAGCGGCAAGTGCGCGTCAACCCCTTGGACACGCTCAATAAGGAGCTGGATACGCTGTATGAAAAAGTGGAAGAAGCGCGCGCCGACGGCGATCGCGCTACTGCCGCGCGATTGCAGCGTGAGATCGACACAAAAAATCGGTTGGTCACTCGGATGGAAAGTGAGCCTGAAGTAGAGCGTAAAACGGCGCAAGCGATCGAAAACAACCGATTCAATTCCATGCTCGAAGTGGTAGAGGCGCGTATCCCTTCGCTCGACCCGCGGCACGAGGACTTTGATCCGACCGCTGCTGGAGAGATCGAGTTCCAGGTCCAGGCGTATGAAAAAGCGGGCATGGCGCCGTCAGACGCGCTACGCCGCGCCATTTTGCTGGTATACCGCGAAGATCCGTTCGGTAAACAGGCTGCTGTCGCGCAGGGTAAGGAAGTCGATAAGCCCGTCGCCAAAAAGAAAGAAACGGACATTGCGAAAAATCTCGACGCCAAGAAACGGGATCTGCCGGCGGATGTGCGCAGTGCCGGCGTCGAAGGCGACAAGAAGCTGGACGTCAACAAGCTGACGGACGAGGAATATTACGCGCTGCCCGAGAGCAAGCGCGCACAGCTGCGCGGCGACAACGTGTAAACTTTATTTGCATGTGGCAGCAAAAGGGCTTGCACTACGCAAGCCCTTTTGTTATATAAGCGCTATCGACTGGCACACGTAATGTGCTCGACCTAGCAAAAACGTTATTTTGCGACAATCCGCTAAGCCTGATGCGTAACAGGGCAAAGTAAAGACAACCGCGTAATTCTGCGCGTATTTGCCATTTTTGCTTAGCGGAGAACAGCAATGCTGACTAATTTCGGCGCGCTCACTACCAACCAGCTGACCTCTTGGTCGCGCGAGTTCTGGGGTGAAGCCCGCAATCTATCGTTCCTCATGGCCTTCGTCGGTGACGGCCCCGGTTCCATGATCCAACGCATTACCGAGCTCAAGTCGACCAACGACGGCGCTCGCGCAGTTATCACTTTGGTCAACGACGCCACCGGTGACGGTACCGTCGGCGACAACACACTGGAAGGTAACGAAGAAGCTCTGAAGTCTTCGGACCAAGTTATCCAGCTCGACCAGATGCGGCATGCGCATCGATCGGAAGGCGAAATGGCGCAACAGCGCGAAGTCGTCAAGTTCCGTGCCGAAGCGAAAAGCACGCTGACGTACTGGGCTTCTGACCGTGTCGATCAGCTTGGATTCTTGACGTTGTCGGGTGTGTCTTACGCATTCAACACCGACGGTTCGACGCGCATTGGTTCGCAGTTTCCACTGCTTACTTTTGCCAGCGACGTGAAAGCGCCAAGCACCAAGCGGTTCTACCGCTGGAACAACGCTGCTCAAGCGCTGCTGCCGGGTGATACCACGCAGATCGTTGCGACCGACACCCCGAGCTGGGCGATGTTGGTAGCTATGAAAGCTGCAGCGACGAACTCTTATATTCGCCCGTTGCGTATGAACGACGGCATCCAGATGTTCAACGTCTTCATGTCGCCGAACGCCATCGCCAAGTTGAAGCTGGACAACAACTTCCTCGAAGCCTGGCGCTACGCGCAGATCCGCGGTGAGAAGAACCCGATCTTCAAGGGTACTCCGCTCGGCGGCAAGGAAGGCATTTACATCGACGGCATGAACATCCTCGAATACCGCCACGTGTACAACACCCTAGGTGCTGCATCGGGCGCGAAATGGGGTTCTGGCGGCACGATCGATGGTTGCCGAGTCTTGCTGTGCGGTGCGCAAGCACTCGCATTCGCCGACGTCGGTGGCGCCAAGTGGGTCGAGAAACGCTTCGACTACGACAATTCGCCCGGCATCGCGGTCGCCAAGAAAATTGGTATCCTGAAGCCGCAGTTCAATTCCATCTATTCGAAGTCTACCGAAGACCACGGTGTACTTTGCGTCGATGTGGCCACTTAATAGGAGTTGGCAGACATGGCAATTCAGACCAAAGTAGCAGCGCGCCAATGGCCGCTGGAAGCCGTGGGTTCGGCAGGTACTTCGCAAATCGGCGCCGGCAACGAGCTGATTTTCAAAATCCCGCCCAACTCGTTTTTGAAAAGAGTGCAAGTGACCGGGATTACCGTTTTTGACGGTACCGGCGCTGTCACTGGAACGCTTACCGACGGCACCACCGTATTCGTCAACGCGCAGTCGTTGAAGGCTGCTGGTGACGTCACGGTAGCCGTGGCTGACAAGTACTACCCGACGGGCGCAACGTTGACGTTCAGCGTTACTGACGCCAACGCCAATTCGACTGTCGGCCAAGCGCTTGTGCTTTTGACGTACGTGGGCCTGAACCGCCAGAACGAGGTTCAGGAGTAACGAGCAGGGTAGCGGCGCTGGCAGGCCGTGATTGCAGTGGAGGGCGGACTCCTAGCCGCCCTCCTCTTTTCTAGGAGGTAATTATGAGTTTGGCAATGGTTGAAATGGTGTCGCTTCGATCCTTCCGGTTGGCAACAACGACCGGTCATATCATGCATTTCGTGGCAGGCGAATCGAAAATGGTACCGCAGCCGGCAGTGCAGCAAGCAATGGCGCAGGGGTGCGTGCCGAAGAAAGACGTGCAGACGTTGTTCGAAGACACTCGCAGTACGCGCTACCAGGTGAATGGGGAGCTGCGACAGTCGGTGCTGTTCCTGGCGATGGAGGCGTTGTCCAAAGAGAACAAGTCCTCTAACTTCGACGCGGCCGGTATGCCGCGGGTGGATGTGGTGTCTTCCTACGTTGGTTTCGACGTCCCGCCAACCGAATGCAAAAAGCTCTACAGCACGTTCGTCGAATTGTCTAGCGCTGGCGAGATCGCTTACCACAAAGACGCCAAGGCTGTGATTGACATCGTGCAGGCGCAAGATCAGCGCGAGCTGATGGCGCAACTGCCGTTCACCGGGCTTTCCGAAGCGGACGTGAAAGGGCTGTCCATCCGCGACAAGCGCCAGAAAATGCTGGAGTCGTTTCCCGGATTGACTGTCGCGTAAACGATGATTGCGTATTTCACTGACGAACTAGCTACGGTATTTCGGGGCGAAGTAGCGGACATCCTTGAAGGGGTCGACGCTAACCACCCGGATAGCGAAAATCTGTGGAAAAACGTTGAGATTCATCAGTACCAAACCGAAGCTGCCGACATGCTGTCGAAAGATGTCGGTGGTCGGTACAAGATTCTTACGTTCCCTCTGTCGATCGGTGTTCAACTTGTACCTCTACCGCGGTCAGTGTTGCATATTCGTCAGGCACGGTTAGTAACGTTCGGGCATACGATTAACCCCGCCAACGCGGATGATCGCACTACGCGCTGGGAAAATGACTACTGGGAGTTCCTCAACAGCGCGTTCTGGACTGCGCGGGGCACACCCACGGTGTACGTGCGGGATTACAACAGCAGCGGGTTGCTGTTGGCGCCGATACCGGCACAGGTAGATACGCTGGAATTGCAGTGCGCGGTGACGCAAGGGGTGCCTCTCGGTCCAGGCATGCCGCTACCGTTCCTCGACACCGAGGATCAGCGGCTCATGCTTCACTACATGAAGTACCTCGCTTACATGAAACATGATGCGGATGTGTTGGATCTGACGCGTTCGACCATGTTCAAAAAACTGTTCGATGATGGCGCGGCGATTCGCGAAGTACGGCTGCGCAGCTACCGGCGTCGCCCCGGCGTCGTAAAGACGGACTGGTGATATGGCGATTCCCACTGAGCGCGAGCTCGTACCGCGTGGGCCGTGGCCCGAGGGCGCGAACAATGTTGCGCGTGAAGACTCGATCCCGTCGGGGCAGTTCCGTAGTGGCATCAATGTCGATGTGTACCCTGGCGGTAAATTACGTCGCCGCCGCGGGCAGGCGCTGAGCACGGCACAAGCCGGCTCGCGCTGCGCGTGGAGCGACGGTCACTACGCGCTGTTTCGCGCGGCGGGGAGCTTGTACCGGTTCGTTCCCGGCCAAACACCGCTGCTGTTGTGCTCAGGGCTGCAGATCGACGCCGATATGGCGTACTGCAGCGTCAACCAGTACATCTACGTGTCCGATGGCGCGCAGGCGCTGCGCGTAGACACGCAGAGCAACGCTGTGCGTGCGTGGGGACTGCCTACACCCTTGGGGCAACCTACGCTGACGGCTACGGCCAACGGAGGGCTCGACGCCGGCACATACCAGGTGGCCATCACCTATCTGGACGCCAGCAAAGAGGAGTCAGGCTCGACGTTGTCTACGCAAGTGGACGTGGTTCAAGGCGGGGGCATAGCACTCAGTGCGTTTCCTCCCGCGCCGGCCGATGTCGCCGCCGTCAATATTTACTTGACCCAAGCCAATCAGGTAGAAATGTGTTTGTACGCCACGGTGCCGTACAACGTGTCGTCGGTGCAGCTGTTCCGGGATAACTTCGGGCGCCCTCTGCAGACGCAATTCCTATCCCCGCTGCCCGCCGGCAACGACGCGGCGTTCACGCTCGGCCGGTTGTTTGTGGCTATCGGCAACAGCGTGTGCTGGTCGGAAGCGCAACGGTACGGGCTGTTCAGTGCCGAGTTCAACTATGTGTCCTACGCAGCACCAGTAGTGTTGCTTGCGGCAACCGCACCTGGTGCGCAGTCGCAAGGGCTGTTTGTTGCCACTACAGCACGCACGTATTTCCTGCAAGGTACGGCGCCAGGGCAGTTCAATAGCATTTTGGCGTACACGGCAGGTGCGGTGCCCGGTACGATGACCATGATTTCTGGCTCGTACTTCGAGGCAGACGGTGTGCCAAACGTGCCGGTACCGGTGTGGGTATCGACGGTCGGCACCGTGTGTATCGGCATGCCGGACGGCACGGTGCGCCCGCTGACGGAAGGGCGGTTTGCAATGGCGGTTGGTGAGCGCGGGTCAGCCATTTTTCGCGAACTCGATGGGGTGCGGCAGGCGCTGTTTACGATGCGTCCGCCAACGGCGACGTCTCCGTTGGCAGCGACGGACTCGCTGACAATCACCCGAGTGAAAAACGGGTTATCGCTATGAAGGTCATTTTCAATGGTAAGCCTGTTGCGATGCCGTTGCCGCAATCGATAAACGTGGCGCACAAAGAAGTTTCCAATGTGCCGGCAAGCAGTTATGCTGCGCGCATGGACATATGCAGGGCGTGCGAGTTCAGAAAAGACTTCGCCGCGGGCGCGCTCCAGTGTACGCAGTGTGGGTGCTTCATGAATTTGAAAGCGCATTTCTCCGGGCAAAAATGCCCTGTCAATAAGTGGTGAGGTAATCGACATGCTCGGCAAACACACAAACGAATTTATGCGCGCCATTCGTAACGGCCGTTTTGAACGCACCGACGACGGGCGGTTACTGCTGCCTCAGTCGAAGACGTTCATCGGCGGTATCTTCGGTATTTCGCGCAACGGCGGTCCGATCGAAGTTCTCGATAACACTGTTGTGTACCAAGGGCTCGACTACCTGTTCAACGTAGGTGGCCTTTTGCATACACCGATGTACATCGCACCTTTCGCCAATAATACGGCGGTAGCGTCGACGCTGACCGCCGCGACGTTCGCATCGACGCAGGGTGAGTTTACGAACTACGTCGAGACGACACGACAACTGTGGTCGCCACCCGGCGGCGGATCTGCCAACGGCGTCGTTACCAACAGCGCGGCTCCGGCGACGATCACGATCAGTACCGGCGGACAAACAGCGGTGTACGGCGCAGGCTTGGTAACGGCGTCGGCCAAGAGCGCAACGACCGGCTACCTGTTCTGCGCGGCTTTGGCCACGACCGCCAAGACGGGTCTGGAAAACGGTGAGACGCTGAGCTTCAACTATACGATCGCCGCGACGAGCACGTGATTTGTGGCTACACGCTACGCTTTGCCTCGACGCCTTATAGTACGCGGCGATGCAAGCGTAGCTGCTAAGTACACAGCGCGCGGCGATACGTTGCTCGGGCAGTTGATGCAGCAGCTCGGCGAGAGCGGGCTCAAGCAGGGGCGGCAACGGATTGTTGAGCGCGGTGTAATATTCACTGTTGCCTTCGACTCCGTTGTCCCTTCGCTGACGATCGACGTCACCGGGATAGAGTCCGGCGTCTTGAGTCCTGACAAAGTATCGCTATGGATACCCACCGGGTTCGTTGTCTATCCGGCGTCGGAAGCTGCGCCCGCCGGCTGGGGCACGCCCGTGGTGCAGGATACCGGCGATAAAATAACGCCTTATACGGTAACAAATACTTCGCCGGGGCTCGCGTTAAATCGATGGACACCGGGGGGTCCACTTGGGCAAGTGCTTCTCTCTACCGTAGCGAAAGCCGGATACCCAGCGAACCGCGCCAACGTAGTGGTGCCTTCAATGTATGACCCGAAGTTCGGGCCAGCGTTGAAAAAGAAACTTCCTGCGCTCGGCTCAGCAACCCCGTTGACAGCTTATCGTATTGAGTTCGTCGACTTCAGCGCACAGAGCCCCGCCCCCCAAGGTGAGCAGCTTGCTATTGCTAACAACAAGCGCGCAGTATTTGAAAAGGTAAATGCTCACCGTGTAGGTATTGGGCGAGATCCGTTGCTGCTGCCGGTACGGGGGTTTTTTGACTCGGGCCAGATCGCCGCTGAGATCGCTTACGCCTCGCATACGTTGGGGCATATGAGCAACCTGTTTCCGAAGCACTGGAAAACAGCAGACGACCAGTACATGCACGATGGTGCGCGCGAAAATGTGCCTGGGGTAGACGCTACGTCTCGTAGTCATAATTTCACTCAGAACGTGGTTGCAAATGGATTTCCTCCCATTCCGCAAACTGGCGTGGACGCAAACGGATACCCAGTGTTTGACGTTCCCAATCCGGGACCGCCGATCACTCCCACACAGGCCGTAAACGGGTGGCTTGGATCTCCAGCGCATAAAGCAACAATCGAATCGGCTAGCTGGGACGGGTTTTCTACGACAACAAATATTGGAGTGCGCAAAAATTTCGCTGCGCAAGATTTTATTCGTTGTGACCAGTGGATCGGGTGCGGCAACCGGACGTGGCAGTCGAGTCACGCGGAGATACCCGTACTGAGTTGGTTCGGGTTCAATGCTTTGAATTTAGCGTGGGAGACTTGGCCGTGTAGCTACGCCGGCCCCGGTACTTGCCCGCCACCGACTGACCCATTGACTGAGCTTGGCAACATCGTCGATAGCAATGGTTTTTTTTGGCTGAACTACACTTATGCCAAAAAAACTAGTTCGTCACAACATGCCGTCAAAGAGCCTGCGTTGGATAATCGTATTTTCGCACGCGGGCGCTGTATCGCCATCGCCCCGAACAAAGGCGTCGTTTGGGCTGCTGCGATCCAGAAGTTCCCGAGCAACAACGCTATTGTGCTTGACACTTATCGCTTGGTCGCACTTGTACATCACCAGGACGAACAGCTACCGAGAACAAAAGCCTACGGCATGACGCCATTTTTGCACGTGTGGTATTGCGACATGCCTGGTGACAAGTTTCTGGCGGTAAATGCGCCGGCCATAATTCGCGGCGTGTTCGGGCACGAAGGCGACGAAGGCTTCGCATGGGACGAAGTGAATAACTCCTGCTCATGGCGAGACGGCGGCGTGGTCGACGTAGGGACTTCTGACGGATCAACTCGCGATCTGCTTAAGTATGCCTCGCAGTGGGTGTTCAATAGCGTTGGTATGAAAGCCGCGTGTTTACGCGACACAGGTGTTTACTCGGACTACCTGGATGCTTTTTGGCCGCATGATAGCTTTGGTGCGCTGCGGTGCTATGAATCCGGCGACCCGTTGTTCAACTACATAGAAGGGCTTCCGGCATCACCGATAGAGCTTACGTTTACAGGTGACGAGCAGGGTAACTACTCGGTTTCAAAGCAGTGGCTCGGGACCGGTCCCGCTGGGCACTCGCCAGCTGTTATCCATCTGGCAGATGTTTACTCCAGCTTCGTAGACCCTGTGGTCAGCAGTGTGGAGCAGTTCGATGCGTTTGTGCAGCCAGTAGCTGTGGGCTACGACACGCACGATGCGCTGGTCTACGCGAGGCGCATATCCGCGCAAGCGTTGAGTACGTCGGATCTGGCGGGACGGATATTCGCCGGGATGTCGTTCGGCGGGTACGACGATCCGTGGAACACGCGGTTCACTGGGTTTGTGTCGCTGTCGATTGCAAACCAAGGGCAGGCAAATGACACATGGCATGGTAACTTCCAGGTCATCGACATGAAAGATGAGGTAGTCGGGCTGGTCGGTACGCGTGCATTCTGGTCGATTCAGTATTTTCCGTTGGGAGACCCGCACTACGGCGCGCTGCGAGTCGACTACACGTCGTGGTTGTTGGTCAACTGGTATCAGACTCCGCAGCTATTTAATAACGTGCGCGTCTGGCGCAAAGGCGCGTTGCTGCACGAGCAGAAATATGCCAGCCCGGACGGCGCGGTGATTGACCTGGGCGAAGTATGCTACCAGACTACTCCGCAGGCGGCAGGCGGCGGCGGTACGCAGCTGTCGATCGGCGTATTTCTGCCTTTGTCGACGGCGCCGAATGTTCTGTTTTCGTACACCAGTAATCGCGCGAGAGAATGGATCATGTCTTACGAGTTCTACCCACAGCCAAACACGGGGTACGTTGCTACGTCGCCGGGGTGTATCTGTGGGCGCGAAACGTTGGATCTGTCTTTACCCGATTACTCGTGCAAACCATACATTACCGAGCTGACAGTGCGCACCGATACTTCGTGCGTAACTCGCGGAGGACGTACGACAAGTTCGTTCGAAGCTGCATCGCCAGTGGTAGCTTTGACACAAACAACGGGTGTGAACCCCCACTTCTTATATGCGAGAACGGTATGACGCTGCAGGTATCTACAGGGCTTAAAAAACTTTTTATGGCGCCTTTCGTGAGAGCGTTTAGTGGAGGCGCCATCGCTGTTTACGGCGGCGCGCGCCCCGCGACCGCCGATGTAGCTGCTCCCACTGCACCGCTCGCGTGGATAACGCATAACGGCTATCCGTGGGTACCGGGGAGTTTGGGTGCAGGACTTGGTTTTCTACAAGACGGCCCGTTGGTTGTAAATGATCCGGCGCAAGAGTGGCTATGCGCGCCTATCACTGCGGGGACAGCAACGTGGTGGAGGCTTTTTAGCGCGTCGCCCGCAGAGAATTTTGCGACAAACTACGACTTGGCCCGCGTCGACGGAGACGTCGGAACAATAGGAACAGGTTCGCCGGCAGAGCTGCAAATACATAATACTGGTCTGCTTGTAGGACAAGTAGTTCCTGTTACCTATTTCCTCTACACTGTGCCACCAATCCTCTAAGGAGTGCGACATGAATCAATTTTCAACAGGGCTGCGTAATGCACTGAACAACAACGATGGCTTGGCGCACCAGCTTACCGGCGTCGCTGCCGGGGCTTCGGCCGGAACGGGTAGTGGGTTTCTGTATTTGTTTGCTGGCGCGGTACCGGCTGGCCCAGACGCGGCGCTGGACATGTCCTCCGTGCATACGCTACTCGGCAAAGTCAGCTCCAATGCCGGCGGTAGTACAGGTGTTGCACTCGCCGCATCTGCGTCCGGCGTGATCCAAAAAAACGCGACAGAAACCTGGTCGACGGGAGCGATGACATTCTCTGGTGCATCTTCGGGCAGCTCGACGTTAACGGCGACGTTCTACCGTTTTTGTGAGGGGTCGGATAATGGGCAAGGTTCGTCGACTACGCTGCCTCGCATGCAAGGTACGATTGGTACGGATCTGTCTTACGACATGCCGCTGAGCAACAACATATTGGCTGCGGGCGCGAATGAAGTGATCAATACGTGGCAGTATCAGGAAGGTAACTTCTAATTAGCCATGACTTGTTTTTGGCAGCGATTCGTTAGCGCCGACGATCCAGATTGTATCGTCGCGCCCACAACACGTATTTATATTGCGCCGGGGTATGGGCAATTAGCATTTGGTACTAATATAAACAATAGCGGGCCGCTTTCCATTTACGATCAGCTTCCTCCTGTATCGCAAGTTTTCCCAACTAGCGCTACAGTAATCAGTGTATCTGTCTATGCGCCCGTTGAAGGCAGTTCTGACCCAAGTTGCGAAATTATTACATGGGGGCAAGGATGGCCTACGAGCGTAGAATCCCCCCCTCTTGGGGCGCTACTGCACGCGCCATATTCTGTAGCTATTTCTTGGGACGCCTACGGCAGCGTCAGCCCCACAAATGATTTTCCAATTGCTGATATTTTAGTCGCATGCGAATTCACTACTTCGGACGCGGGTTTAAACTATATCTGGTCCCCTGATACCGCTTATCATGTCGGTGGGGTAATTCTCGTAATGACTATTCAGACTGATTTGGGTATTGGGTTATACGTGTACTCGCCATCGGCTTGCTACTAATCATGCAGCTAATAAAGCACGGCCTCACAACGATTATACCGGGCATCCCAGCAACGCCAGGCAGCACCTCTTGCCCTCCCGTGCCGCCGGTGATTACGCCTCCAGGTAGTCCTCCCGGTAACAGCGGGCCTCCGCATGCGTGCCATGTTGTGTACGTATTCGGGCCTCCGACACCACCAAATGTCGGCCCGACATTGATTAGCGCATTTTTGGAATGCACATGAGCTCCTGCATAGTTATTCCACCATCGTCCGGGGCGCCTGCAACTGTTTCTACGAATGCGAATCTGGGCTGGAATGCGGGGGCGTCGAGTATTACATCGTTGTCCGGCAACCTCCATGCGCAGTTTACGGTACCGGTAGCGGTCGGTGTAATTTGTGGTTTGGCAGCGGTAAGCGCGCCAGTCAGTGTGCCTACGTACGTCACTCACGCCTTCCTTTTTCAGCAACACTTCGGACTAGACAGCTGCGGAATTATTGAAAATGGGGTAGTGGTAGTTAACCCTTTTACACGCAGCCTTGCGTCTGTTTTTGAGATCCGCCGTGCTAACGAACACGTCACTTATTTTATTGACGGCGTTCTCGTGTACACATCCAAGCGGCTGTCTACCGGTGAAGTTGTTTTGGTCGGGTGCTTGTTTGCTGCCGGAGACACCATCGGATGAGCTTGGTATTCGAATATTTTGTCGGCGCAGGATACGCCGCGGTTTCGGTGACAGGGCGTCGCGGGCGCGCGTATTCAACGTCGGGTACGGGCAACGCCGTATTGGATAAGGGTCGCCGCGGCAAAACAGCGAGCTCGGGTGGCGACGTAACGGCAGCTCTTGTGGGCCGGCGCGGGCATGCTCTGGCCTACGATACCGCGTTCAATGGCGCTGCAGCTTATGGCCGTCGTGGGCGTACGTTTTCTGCGTCTATTGCTACTCCCCCATTTGCCGCGGGCTTTGGCTACGGACGCCGCGGTGCGACAACGGTATCGGGCAGCTTGTTTGAGTACGTTGCATTTGCTGGTGCAGGACGCCGCGGGCGATCGTTTGCTTCCAACTACAGCACAGCGATTTTAGCGCACGGGCGCCGAGGGAAAACCTACGCAACAAACGTCAACCTTTTTAGTACCGGGTTTCTTATTGCGGGCCAAACCGCCGGGTATGTGTACGCATTAGGCGGGACAGCGTTTAATCTGTACCAAAGCACGGCACTACTTAGCGATACGCTGGTGCTTAGTATCGGCATGCAATTTAATGACAGCGCAAATTTGTCGGCGAGGATCACCGGAGGCGGCGGACGCCGGCGTCAGTCCTACGTGCAAGGAATAAGCATCGAGGACGTTTTTCGCGTTATTAACCGGATCGTTTTGGCCGAGAGCATAACGCTGGTCGATACGTCCGTAGCTACGTTGAACACGCTACTGTTCATGGTGGATATGTTGCAGGCAGCAGACAGCACATTGCTGCGCCGCGACGCTATTTCGGCGGTCGCTGTTGCTGTTCATTACCGCGATCTGCTGCGACAAGGGTTTGTTACTTCGTTTCACGAGTCGATTGTTATCGACGCCGCGCAGAACATCCACATCCATAGCTTGATAAAGCTGATGGAAACCATCGACGTCCACGCGACGACGGCGATGAGCGCGGGCATGCTGGTGAGTGCCGTAGATGCGTTGACTATCGCAGATCCGTTATCGGCTATGCGCGCTGCGATGATTGGGCTGACGGACTCAGCGTTCATCGGGGGGCACTTTACATTCGCCGGTCTTGACTACACGATCTACGCGATGACCACGGTTGGCGCCGCGGTATCGGAGTATCAGGGCTGGAAGTTCAATTCGTTCTTCGTGGTCGACGGTATCGCTTACGGCGCGGACGACACCGGTGTTCATGTGCTTGATGGGCCTGACGACAACGGCACGCCGATCGACGCATCAGTACGCGTCGGGTTGTCCACGTTGGGGTCGACGCTGTACAAAGCCGTTCCTGACGTCTATATCGGGTACACGTCCACTGGCGCTATGGGGTTGAAAGTAATTACTACGGACCGCGGCGTAAAGAAAGAAAACTGGTACGCACTGAGTGCGATCCCGAGATCTAGTAACGCCCCGGCGCGCTTCGCAGTCAGTACAGGGCTTCACTCTGTATACTGGGGGTTCGAGATCACTAACGCCGATGGCGCTGATTTTGAGTTAGACTTCATTAGCGTGTGGCGCATGACTTTGACGCGGAGAAAGACGTGAGCGATGGGTTTTTCACTTGTGGGATCGGGTCGTCCGGCGCCGCGGCGGAAGTTCTTTCGCATTTCCGCACGCTTGACCAATTTACAACTAAGTTCGTTGAACAGGCGCTGACGTTCACCGATAAGCTGGGTACATTTCAGCTACCTAATTTGTCGTTCACGGTACCTGTTGTAGATGTCACCAAATACAGCATCACCGCACCGGGAGCTTTACCAACGCTCGGAGCGGTTAGCGATAAGCTATTTACGGACACGGTACCCACGGCGCCTAATTATGTTAATCCAAATCCCGTGTCGTTGGACCCTTTGGTCGCTACTGCTCCGGAGGTTCCGGCGCCTACCTTTGCTCTTGCGCCGGGAGTGTACTCGCCGACGTTTCGTCCGCCAGTTGAACTTACTGACATAGTCAATCCGGTATTTGGCGATCACACGCGCTCGATCATTCCGCCGACACCGCGCAATATCGTGCTGCCGACGCTGCCAGTAATAAACTGGGATGCGATCACTTTTGATACGACGCCGCCGGCATTCACTGCGGTACCTCCGGATGCACGGGACTTCGCGTTTACTCCCGACACTTACACAGTAAAAATCGCAGACCAAGTGAAGCCGGCCATATTGGCCATGCTAAATGGCACGACGGGTTTACCGGCGGCGGTAGAGAATGCGATATGGGCGCGCGCCGCGGAGCGTGAGAGCATGCTGGCGTTCCGTGCCGAGCAGGAAGCGGTAGGGACAGACGCGTCTCGCGGGTTCACGATACCTTCGGGCGTACTGAATGCGGCGCGCGCTCGCGTGCGTCAAGACGCCCAAGACAAGCGCGTCACGCTATCGCGAGACACGATGATCCGTACGCATGAAGTATTGATTGAGCAGCTCAAATTCGCTGTGGCGCAAGGGCTCGCTTACGAGACTCTGTTCATTCAGCTCTACTCGACAGTGCAAGGGTTGCGGTTGGATGCCGCTAAGTTTGCGGTGAACATTGCGCTGCAGGTATTCCAGGCGTTCGTCACCAAGTTCCAAGTCGACGCCGAGCTGACGCGCCTGCGCGCGGAGCTGGCGCGCGATCAAATTCAGGTAGCACTCGGCAAGCTGCAAGGCTACGAGGCGCAGCTGCGCGCCGATCAAATTATCGGGCAGCTCAACCAGCAGGATCTGGACCGATACCTCGGGCTGCTCAATGCGGTACTTACCGACGCGAAAATATACGAAGCGGAAATCAGCGCGGCGAAGCTGCTGATCGACGAACAGTCGCTGAAGCTACAGCAGGAGCGTACGCAGATCGACGCGGAACTGGCCAAATTGCAGGCGAGTGACATCGAAGCGCGTATCTGGTCGTCGAGCATCCAAGCCGAGGCTACAAAGCAGTCAGCGTGGGGAACGCGGGCGCAGACTTATGTGGCGCAAGTGCAAGCCTGGGGCACCGAACAGAACGTCAAGATCGAAAACCTGCGCGCGCAGATCGCCGCGAACGGTGACATAACGGCACGGTACGAAGCAGGAATCACCGGGTTCAACGCCAAGGCGAACTACGTGCGCACGCAGGCTGAGTTGATTGTGCAGAACAACCAGACGGCGATTCAAGGTTACAGCGCGCAAACGTCGGGACTGTCGTCGTTTAATCTGGCGACAATTGAGCAGATGCGAAACCACATTACGGCGCTGCAGCAGAATGTCGAGCTCGCTATCAAGAACGGCGAAATCAATGTTCAGAACAGCTTGGAAGGTAAGCGGCTGGAAGAACAAGCGCTATCGACGGCGACGCAGGCGCTTTCACAGTTGTCATCAAGTGCGTTGTCTGGCCACAGCACGAGTGCAAATATCGGCGACACCTCGTCGCAGAACTACGGTTGCAGCTACTCGACCAGCCAGTCGTTCAGCACTTGATGGACAAGCTGCAAAAAAAGATTTACGCCCCCGTGCGAACGGCGGCGCTCGCGCGCCAAGAGCAAGCGAAAGCCGCACTGGAACGGCGCAACCCCGAACGGTATAAGCGAGTTCCCAGCCACACACGAAAACCCGTTCCGCGCTAGTAAGGCAGCGGTTTGAATGCCGACCAGTAAGCTGATAATGTGTGCCTATGATAGCCATCGACCTCAGCGGTACCAACGGCCCGTCTCAGCGGTTCCTCAGTGGAATAGCGCGCCGGTCTAACGACGCTGCGGCGGCGGCTTCGTACGCGAAACAGAACTACGATCCGGGGTTCAATGCTTCGACACGCGCTGACGCAGTGTCGTTCGGTAATGACGCAGCTGCAGCTAAGTCAGCGCAAGGGGCGGTCTATGGTTCGATCGCTCAGCGCGATGACCCGAATCGTTACGGCTCGGTAGCTAGCCGGCAGTTCGGCTCGTTTTTCGGACCGGACGGCGCCGCTAATCCGGACGCTCCGCAAAATCAGCAGCAAGGTATACAGCGCCGCGCCGCGCCGGCGGCGGCGAGCCAGCCCAGCGGCAGTGTTCCGCAAGGTGGGATTTCTCCAGCCTTTCTGAGCCAGTTGTTTAGCGGGTTCCAGCAGCGCCGCCCCAGCGCCGTCTCCGCGGACCCGACGACAGCTTTTGAAGACGATAACGAACGAGAAGACGATCATGGCTAGTGGAAATCAGGCATTTGACAATGCAAAGCGCGGCCGACTCCCGGTAGGGCGTAGCTTTAATCCGGGGCTGACAGCGCCGGATGACGGCGCGGGTTACACGTACGGCACGCCTTCCACGAATGTGCTGACGCAGCCCGCTCCTGTAGGACCAGCGGCGAGTGGAGGCGCAACCGCGAATCCAACACCGGCGCCTTCCGGTGATCCTACGGCGGATAGCGCACCTAATTTTGGGCCGCCTAACCCTAGCGCAAGCGCGATCATTGCCAACGGAATATCGACAATGGGTAACGCCGTCAAGCAGGCTGTTGCGGCTTCACCACCTGTACCGGTTGCGCAACCAGACGCCACTGCGGCTGTTCCGCAGCGCAACACGGTAGGTGCGGCGCTGCCGGACGGCGTGGCACGTTACGGTGATAGTACGGGTGCGCAGATTTATATGGGGAAAGGCGCCCACGGCGAGCCAGTGTTTTCTGACACGGTACGCGGCGCGCAAAATATCAATCCGCGCACGGGCGCACAGTACACCGGTGACGGTAGTGTTCCCTCTTCGATCCCGCTCGATCCCGCCGATCATGCGCGCGCTGCTGTGGGCGCGCTGCGCTCCGGCGGAGCGCAGTTGTTCGGGCGCATGCCAACGAACGAACCGCAGCCAGCGAGCAACGCCGGGCCTGACCAGACTGCACAGACAGATGCGTCGATCGCGCGCTTGCGTGGTGCACCAAACGGCGGCAATGAGTTTGCGCGTAATACGGTGGGCATGAACGCCGAACAGGCGCTGTATATGAACCCGGCGCAGCGACAGGACGCGGTGCTGCGTTCGATCGCGGCCAACCAAGATCCGAACCTCGACGCGGAGACGCGCAGTTCCAATGCCGCGCTTATTCGTCAGCTCGGCGTGCCTGCCGTGCAAGGGAACGGCCAGCCGGGACAACCCGGCCAGTTCGGACAACCGGGCCAGCCCGGTGGTCTGACGCAGGCGCAAGCTGTAACTCTCGGGCTGAAAAGCAACGCTGAAGCCAACAAACAGACGAACGTTGACGCCGAGCGGCGTATTGCGCAAGAGAAGGAAGGCCAAGGTCGCGCGAACGATACTTTCAACAGCTATTACGGTGCGCTGAAGGACAACACGGCGTTGGACGAGCCATCGCGTCGACGTATCGCTTCGGTGCAGTCGTTGCCGGAGCTGGCCGCGCGAGATCCGAATTACCTGGACTCGGAAGCCGGTCGCGCCGCTGTGGGTAATCTCTACGACTACGCCAACAAGGCATTACACCCGCGCGGTATCGCGCCGGGCGGTCCCGGCGTCAATAATCTGCATCCGGGCGACCCGGTCGACATCGAGGAACAAAATGGTCTCGGCGCATGGCTGCGGGGCTCGAAGTACAGCATGTCTGGCCCTTACGCGCGCCCTGATCCGGCGCACCCCGGCACCATGATCGCTGCGAATGCAAATGATCCTGGCGCGAGTCGTAACACTTACCAAGGCAGTAGCTTGTTCGGCCCTAATATTTTAGATGGCCGTCAGAGCAACATTACGCCGGAACTCGCCACGGTGTTAGGTAAGAATAACGAAAATCTCGGTCGCTACGCGCCGATTTTCCAAGAACTTGCGCGCCGACAAAAACAGCAACGTATCAAGTCTTCTGGTAGCCAGTAATGGCTATCGGCTCCTCGATGTATGACAGCAACGGCCGGTTCATTGGATCGGCCTCGGACATGTTGGCGTCGTTGCCATCGGCCGCTCGGCGCCCTTCGGATGATCCGACGACGGCGTTTGCCCCGGCAGACTACAGTGCACCGACGGCCGCACCTACCGATGACTCCACCGTATTTGGGCGCAATCTGCGCCGCGCGGTGGGCGACATCGGCCCGGAAGTGCGTAGCCTGGCCGGCCTAGGACAATCTGCACTCGGTTTCACCGACGCCGGCCGCGCCAATATCCAGCAGGGGCAAAGCGACATTCAGCAGAACGCGCTGCGTGACCCGGACCAGACGCTGAACGACACCGTGCGTGACGGTAATTGGGGGGACTACGCCGCGGCAAAATTCGGTGCGCTGCTGCCGTCGGCAGCGATGATGCTGCTGCCTGGCGGCGTCACCGGCAAAGTAGCCGGTAAAGTAGCGACGACCGCCGCGCGCAGCGGTATTACATCGCTGGCTGAGTCTTCCGCTGCAAAGTATGCCGCCGATCAACTGGCGTCGGGTGCGCTCAAGGTGGCCCCGCAAATCGCTGAGAAGTACGGCGCCGAGGCGGCGACAAGAGCGGCGTTGAAGAAAACGGCCGAGGAAGCGCTTCCTGACGCGCTCAAAACAGTGCGCTACGCCAACCCCGAGCTGGCTGCGTCAACAGATGCCGCAGCAGCACAAGCCGGCGCGTCTGCGCAAGCAGCGGGTAATTACGTCGGTACCGCCGCCGGCGCATTACCCGGTGTGGCCGCGGGCAGTAACCAGGACATTCTCGACGCTACTAGCGCGGATGACCAACAGACGCGCGCGATCAAAGGGCTCGTCGGCAGTACGGTCGGCGCTGCGCTGTCAGCCGTTATCCCCGGCAAGCTGCTTGAGCGACTCGGTGGCGGTGGGGCAGTGAAAGACGCTGTCAGTGCGACTGCGCAGCGGTTCCTGCCGGCGGTCGCCAAAACCGCCGTGAAAGAAGGTGCGCTGATGGCCGGTTTGAATACCGTGCAAACGGCTTCAGCACTGGCAACACACAGTTGGATGACTGACCACTTCGACATTCTGCCGCCGGGCGCGGCGATGCAGTACGCCGATTCGCTCGCTACCGGGCTGATGTTCGGTACGGCGTTCGGGGCGGTCGGCGGTGTGGCAGAGCATGCGCCCCGTGTGGACTTTGCCGCGCAACGCGCGAAGTTGGCGACGGGCATGCAAGATTCGGTCAACAATTTGCGCGCCGCCGTGAAAAAAGGCATGGGGGAGACAGAATCTGCTCCTGACACGGGAACCCCCGTGCCAGAGCAAAAACCGGTGGCGGCTGAGCCGGCGGCGGCTGCGCCTACTGCAGAAGGGCTGGCTACGTCCGAAGTCAACCCGTCAGACCTGAGCGGGGACGAACGTAGCGCGTTCGACCGATTTACGCAGAACAGACAGGGGCTACAAGACAAGGCTGACCAGGACGTAGAAAGCGCCAAGCGCTCCGATGACATCGAGGCCAGGTACGCGCAGTTTATGAAATCGGGCGAAGGGGAACTGGGAAACGCCCCGCGCGCGCCAGTCAACCCGGTGCCGCTCGACTCTCGGCTGCAAAACACCTTGATGTCGTTCGTCCCTCACGACAGCTTGTTGTGGAAGTTTCCCGAGACCGCACAAGCGGTGGCCAAGACCGCGGAAAAACTGTTCACAGGTACGGACCCGAGCGAGCTCAACCCGAAACATCTGGCTATTCTTAACGAAGCAGTCGGTTCGGCAGAGCTGGAGCGGTGGGCGCACGACGGCCCCGCGTTTGGCGAAATGACGGACCTGACAAAAAAGGTCAGCAACGAAACTGCCGATACGACGAAACTGACCGAGCAGGAACAGAACACGCAGACAGCGCAGGGGCTGGAGCGCCAGCTCAGCACATTGCCGCCGGGCGCGGAACGCGACAAAGTACAGGCTCAGCTCGCTGATGCTCAGTCGCGTACGTCTGCGGCGCAGATCGACGCCCACGACGATCCGCGCGCGCCTGCGCCAACAGATTCCGCGGAGTTCTCCCCGAAGCCAGACGAAGGCAAAGCGGTCGGTATCAACGACCGCCCGGTCGAGGATCTGCCGACGGCGGCGCTGTCGCAGAAAGTGATCGATGCCACACCGGGCACACCTGAGCATGCGCAAGCGCAAGCGGATCTTCGCGACAGTCTGATCGGGCACCGTGATACGGACCCGAACCGCCAGTACCGTGAAATGCGTACGGGCGAAGGCAAAAATAACGTCATCGTTGGCAACAACGACGCACAAGTACAGAAAACGCTCAAGCGCGGTTTCGAGATCGAGTCCGACCATCCGGGCAAACCGTTGATTGTCGACATTCAGAACCTCGTCAAGAAAAAGCTCAGTGGCGCCGACGGCGAGCGCATGGCTGGTAATGCCTTTGGCGCGCTGACGGAGACAATGGGCGATCTCCAGCTGGCCGGCGTCAAGGTCAAGCCGGAAACGATCAAGGCCGGTGTGGAGTACGCGCCGGGGGCAAAACTCACGCCGAACCAGGCGATGCGTTTGCGCATGGAGGCGAACGCAGCGGTCAAGCCGGCGCACGCCGGCAAAGTGCTCGACGCAACGGTTGGCATAAACACGAAGGCGCGCGGCGATTTACGCACTGCAAACTCAGTCGGCGCAGTTGACCGTGCGCGCCAAGCTGAAGGTACGGTACGTGAGGTAGCGAACCGTGGGGCGCTCGCGCAGGAAAAACTGAGCGCCGCGCGGCGCAATAGCGATGTGCAGGAAGTGAAGCCTGTCGGTGAGGCGGACAACCGTATTGACGACGGCCAGCTGCTTACACGCCGGGCGCCGCCAGAGGCGCCTGCGCCGGACTCGCGCGCGCCGGGCGAAGCAGCGAAAGTAGAACAGGCCGGCGGTATTGCCGATGTGCAGCACGCCGGTCCGTACGACAAGGTACTGACTAAAGCGCGTGAGGATCTGATCGACGCCAAGACGCCAGCGGCGCGCGGGGCGATCAAGCACGATACCGGGGTAAAGATCGGCCAGGCCGAGTTGGACAAGCAACTCGTACGCAGCCAGATTTCTGACGCTCGGTACACGCGCGAAACCGCTGCACTGAAAGACTACAGCACCGGCAAGTCGCGCGACTATTTGCAGCGCGCCGGCAAGGGCGAGTTCGATCATTTCAAGGTCACTGAGTCGCGCGGTGAGAACGCGGAGCCGAAAGAAAGTGCTGACGCCGTAGCGAAACAGGAGTCGACTCCCGCGACTGGTGCGACCGAGCCGAAGAACGCCGCGCGCAAAGCGGTTGATCCTGCTGAGGCCAAACTGGCGAAAGCCGACGCTGAAGCGCGCAGCGATAAACTCGACGAAGACATCAAAGTCGGTTTCGACGAAGCAGCGAAAGACGAAGGCCCGCACGACGTTCGCAAAGAGACACAGGCGATGAACGCGGTGCTCGATCGCGTAGGGGTGGCGTCGCGCGTGCGCGTGCACACGCTGCCGGAGAACATGCGCGAAGGGCGCTCCGGGCTGTACCGGCCGGGTAATAATACGATTTATATCAACCCTAACCTGCATGGCGCCAAGCGCGTGGAAGTGCTGGCGCACGAGCTGGGCCATCACATTCTGCGCAATACCATCGGGGAGCAGCTGGAGCACGCCACACCTGAACTGCGCGACGCCCTGCTGGCCGATCACGCTGCGTGGGTCGAGTCGCACAACGCCGACAGCAAAGTGTCAGATGTACTGGCGTCGCGCAAACCATACTTCCGCGCCGGGGCGATCGAAGAGGGCAGCAACGGCATGACCGTGGCTGAGCTGGCCGCGTCCGACAAGAAAAAAATGTCCTACCTGTTCGATCACGAGGAATATCTGGCGGACAACATCGCCAAGTTCCTCACGCAGAACAAAGAAAGTCAGTCGATCATCGGCAAGTTTTTCAGTAGCATCGCCGACACGCTGCGGTCGGCGTATGACGCGCTATTCAAAGCTGGCGAGGACAAGTACAAGCCAGCACCCTCTGTGGAAAAATGGATGCAGGGGCTGTTCGATCAGAACGTGCGTGACGCGTCCGGCGCGCTGGGCGAAACGCTGCCCAAGGAAACGGCCGATGCCGGTGTCAGCGCCGCGGTGCATATGGCGCACAACGACGGCGGTGCCCCGCCGATGCCGCCGGGGAAAAACGGAATCGCTGGCGGTGCTGGCGCTCCACGTGGAACTTCGGTGCTTGAGGAGCCAGGGTTCGCTCCGTACAAAACGTTTGTGGAAAACCATCTGAGTCCTGACGCGCGCGGCATCGCCGAGCGCGCGCTCTATCGTCGCGTTCTCATGGACAAGATTCGCGAAAGCTACGAGCACGACGTGCCGCTGCAGAAAGCGCTCGAAAACCCCGAGCACGAAATCGCTGCGCTGATGTACGTCGGCGACAAGATGCTGCAGGACGGCCGCATTACGTTGGGCCCGAAGGCTACCGAAGTCACGCTTGGCATCCGCACCAAATTGTTCAAGATGCTTGGTGTGGCCGGTGACAACGATTTCGCGATCAAACTGTTCGAAGACATCCGCAGCGGAGAGATCAAGCGTACGCTCGACGCCGGCAACAAGTACGACGTGCGCGATCGCGTGGCAGATGCGAAAGGCGACAACGCCACGCGGCAGCGTATTTTCAACGCGGTCAGCCAGGTGAATCGCGATAGTATCTACCAGCCGTGGCGCCGGCAGTTCTATGGCACTACGAATAACGCGCACCTGTCTTACACCCCAGCACTACGCGCGGCGAACGCGCTGTTCAAGGTCGGCACCGGTGCTATCAGCGAACACGCCGGGTACGAACAACAGCGCATGCGCGGTATTCAAGGGTTTAATACGCAACTCGGTAAGGCGCTGGGAGAACTGAAGCCTGTTGATTTGACTGCGGTGAGTCAGCACTTGCGCGAACACACGACACCGACAGACGCAGCACATGCTAACGCCGTGAACGGCGCGTACCAGCTGACCCGTGATATGTTCGACTACGCGCGTAAAGCTGGTGTTGCCATAAAAAGCCGCGGGCCGAATCATTTTCCAGTAGTCATGGACCCGACCGAAGTTGTAAAACGTGAAGGCGATTTCCGCGCGCTGGTCGGCAAGCCTGAGTTTGAGGAAGGGATTCGCGCCGTACTCAACGACACGAAGTCGACGCATGCTGAGCTGATCGACAAGCTCGTCAAGATGGCGTCGAGCACCGCGTCCGAGCATGAAGTCAGCACGGTCAACCCGCTGGCGCCGCCGGACCTGCGCGCACTGAACCCGCGTGTGTTACAAACGATCTACGACAAGGGCACGCCGGAGGACATCAAGGCGTTCGCCGATTTCCAGCAGAAAGATCTGTCGCAGTCGCTGTTCCCCTACATCACTGGGTTGGTCAATCGCGCCGAATTCGCGCGGCGTGCCGGCGACGATGGTAGCCGCTTGCACGCACTGTTCGCGAAAGCCGTAACTCAAGGCGCGCACGAGAAGGACATTCAGTACACGAAGGACGCGATCGCAGCGTTCACCGGTGCTTACGGTGCCGACGGGAGCCCGTTTGTACGATCGATCTTCGGCGACAAGGCAGCGAAGTGGGTAACGTCGACGCCGGTGAAGCGATTCACGGACACCGCGCTGGCTTACCAGAACGTGCGTAACCTGTCGTTGTCGCTGCTGTCGGCACTGGCGGACCCGATGGGTATCGGCGTGCGGTACGGTGGTATCCGCAGCATGGAGGATTTGTCGCAAGCGTGGAAATCGTTCAGTGGCGGCATGGGCGCGATCTTCAAAACCTCGTCGTCGCAAGATCTGCGCGACCAGGCCAGTATTATCGCAATGGCCGGCGACTACATCACCAGCAGCATCCTGTCGAGTGAGTATTCGCCGAACGCCGCGGGCATCGGTGCCAAGGTCAGCGACTTCATGTTCAAGGCCAATGGGCTGTCGAAGTACGTCGAGGGCACACGGTACATGGCGCTCTCGGCGGCGAATGCGTTCCTGCTGAAGCACGCTGCCGGCCGTGACGCCAAGCACTCGGCACGGTATCTACGCGAGCTAAAACTGGAGCCGGGCGATGTGGTGCCGGGAAAAAACGGTTTCGTCAAAGCGCTCACGCAGGACGATCTGCGCACGGCCACGCCCGAGGAGGCCGCGCGCGATGAGCGCGTCAAGGCGGCGCTCAATCAGTTCGTCGACGAGTCGATTCTACGCACCGACGCCGGCCAGTCGCCGCTGTACTTCAACGACCCCGCGTTTCGCCTGGTGACGCAGTACAAGCAGTTCATGTACGCCTTCGACTCGCAGATATTGGAGCGCATCACGCACGAAGCGCACTACTCAAACTTCGCTCCGATCGTACCGCTGCTGGCTTACGTGCCGGTGACGATCGCCGCGGAAATGACACGTGCCGCGATCCAGTACGGTCCCGGCGGGAACCCGGCGCAGCAGGACTTCGGCCCGCTGGACTGGGCCGCGGGCGGGGCATGCAGATGGGGGTAGACGCGCTCGAAGGGCATAGCTATGGCTCGCTGGGCGGCTTCGATATTGGCCCCACCGGTCAGCAGGCGCTGGAGCTGGCTAAAACTGCGTCGGGGCAGTACGATGCGAGTCGCACCGCGGTGGACGCGCTGCCACTATCCAACATCATCAAACATCGACTCTAGGAGGTCATATGTACGAGAACGACGATCAGACTAAAGCGCAGGCGGAAACCGATACGCGCGCCACGCGTGAGAAGTTGGACGCGATTATGTCGCAGCCTGATTGCGCTATAGTTGCAGAAGGTCTAGGTTTTGCCGACGGGTATCCTAGCAACTCCTTGCTTTTCGCCGCGGACGCTATTCTAACGACCGCTCCCGACATCCTGGCGCAAGCCAAGGCCGAGCAAGAAAACCGCGCAAAGTTCTATGACGCGCCGTCCGGTGAGCGTAGTATGGCGAAAACAGTCGCCGCATTTAATGCCATGTACGGTACCGCGCTTACGGAAGTGCAAGGGTGGCAGTTCATGGTACTGCTGAAAATGGTACGTGCCTCCCAAGGCAGCGCTCGGACTGATAACCATGTCGACCAGACGTCGTACTCGGCGCTGGCCGGCGAAGCTGCACTGCATAAATAACAGCGTAGGAAGTACCATGAAAGACGACGTCATAAAAAAAACGGGCATGACCGACGGCAAGAGCAATAAGCTCGGTATGGGTGGGCGTGCGCAGCAGCTGAAAATGGCAGGTGTACCGTCCGGCGTTATCGGCGCGATTGCCCGCTCCAAAGGCGCCGCGCCTGGTCAAAGCAACTATCGCGGCGGAATACGTCGGCGATGAACGAAGAACTGCGTCTGGAAGAAAAACTGTGTAGGTCGTTCGAGCATATCGAACATCTTTTGCGTCAACTTGAGGAAAAACTAATGTCTGGATTATCTGATCTGCAAGACCAAATTTCGGCGTTGCAATCCAATGCGACCAACGTCGCCGCGACGCTGACTGCTATCGAAGCCAAGCTCGCCACCCTTTCCGCTAATACCATCACGGATGCGGATCTCGAAGCCTTGTCTACGCAAGTGGCTTCGGCGAACACCGTCATTACGTCTGCCATCGCGACGGCTACGCCTACGCCGACGCCCACTCCGGCCCCTGCACAAGGACCAACGTCATGAGCAAATTTACTACCGCTATCGAATCCGCACTATCCGATCTAGGCGCTGAGCTGTCTGCCGGCGAGCAAATCGTTGTCGGGTGGTTTCACCGTCTGTTGAGCCACCACAAAGCCGGCGATGTTATTCCCCCGGTACCGCAGTCTGGTACGGCTACACCGCCGGCTAACGCCATCGGCTCGGGCGACGCCGCTGTACCTGTCGTAACGCCGGCACCTGCACCACCTGCACCGACGATTGCCGAAATTGCAGGTTTGCCAGCCGGCGCAGTTCTGACGCACGGCATCTGCGGTATGACCGATGCCGTCAAAGCCAAGGTCGACGCTATTCGCGCGCGAAATCCGAATTCGAACGTATTCAGTGCGTTCTATGCATCATTCATGCGGCCGTTGCTGACGACCGACGATCAGCGGATCGAGGCCGATTGGCAAATGACGCAGACGTATCCAATGATTCCCGGCGCTGAATTTGACCCCGTCGCGATTGCAAAAGAGGTATCAGGCTTGCAGCCTGTTACGTCCGTGCATCCGTTTGTACTCGGCTCGGGCGTTGTTCCGGGATGCGTGATCTTTCACGACTCGTTCAAGACCGAAGCCGATGTGCTGGCAAAGATCGACGCGATCGATGCGGCTGGTGGGTATTCTGGCGAGGGCGCAAGCGGTATCGTCGCGCACTAAGTCTCAGTCTGAGACCCGACAGAATTAGGCCAAGTCCTAATAGTCAGTAAATAAAAAAGGCTCCGTGAGGAGCCTTTTTTATTTATGTAGTCCTAAGCAGGACAGTAATTTTGTCGTTTGGTACGATGAACACGGCGTTACCAAAAGGAAGGTATACGGCCTTATTGGCGCCGTAGCGAACAGCTAAGTAGTTCGTCCAGGCAAACCACTCGCTGTCAAAGTAAGCCTCGAATGTTCCCGGTGTTCTCGTTGGCAGCATGAGCTTGAACACTGACACTGGTATACCGTAAGCCACAGCCAATGCACATTGAGGTAACGGCTCTAGCAACTGCTCGGGCTCGTCGATCGCTTCTGCGTATTGCCGGCGAGTGAGCAATAGCTCAGTCATGTGGTAGCTCCTTTGCTCCTACCCATACCCAAGCCTGTACCCACGCGCCTGCGGTCGCGCACTCACTTATTTTTGCGTCTGAATCTACGCACAGATCCGCACTGTCGTTGGCGTAGTTTATTTGGGCCAAGGTGACGTACTGTTGGCGGCGCTTTTCTGCGGCTTCGTCTGCATGCGCGATCATAGCGCCGTCTCGAAGCCGTTGTAGAAAATTGTGTCCGCTACGCACGGCTCGTCGAACTCGACGATACTGGGACGCAGCGCGATGTTTCCACTCACTACTAAAGTGATCAGCCGACACGTTTGTACGTAATGGCGAACGTTGTCTGTAATCTGGATCAGAGAAATAGGCGGTGGAATTACTCGAACGATAGGGAATGCTGTACCGAGTCCGACGCCGAAGGAAAGCAGCAGCAGCAGCGTAGGCGAAATTTTCATTGCTTGGTTCCTTCGGCTGCTATCTCCGCGTTCGCGGCTTTGATGATGTCAGCGAGTGCATCGGTGTTTCCTGCTTCGATAAGCACAGTCAGAAACAGTGTGCTTTTCACGATACCAAGGTGCTGCTCGAAAGCGTACCCAACAGCGCGTAAACGGCGTTCAAACACAGGCAGCTTGTAGCTATCGATGACGATACCGGCTTTAATTTGGGTTGGCATTAGCTACTTCCTTCGGTTTCGTAGGGACTTGACGATGACAATAGAATGAAATAATACGCTGACCAAAGACTGCATCACGCGCCAGAGAGTTTTTGAGTCCACGGTGCTCCTATGCCCATTCGGTGAGCTATTACTTCTGCAATTTCTGCGTGCGACATGGCGTGCGAGGCGTGCTTACCCGTTGCCCAATCGAACGGAGAATTAAGCAACAACGCCGTTTTATTAGGCAGGCCGACAATGACCCAGGCGTTGCTTTCCACCGTCCACCGTCGTGTCAGCCAGCGCAATTGCAGCACGGTCAGGCGCCCTTGCGGCTGTTTCTTCATGCCAGGAATCGGAGCTACGTACACAATACTCGACTTGGGAATACTGTCGATTTTCTTGTATTCGATCCACAGATCGTGGTGGCCATTTTCCCAGCCGTCGTAATACTTGTCCGGTGTGCCGTTGGCGGCGGCCGTCGCACCGGTCATGGACTGCCGATGTAGCTGCGGCGGTAGATGTTTCTCAATGGCTTTGATGTGTGCTTTTTCGAGCATGTGGGGCTCCTAGTAAATAAAAAAGCCGCGCAGTCGAAACCACGCGGCTTAAGGTATTGCCTTGGTGCTCCGTGCTCAGTTCGGTGCGAGCTTACTCGCGTGGTGCTGTTCTTCGATCTTGAAACGTGCGGCTTCGGCTTTCTGCAGCGCAGCAACGGCTTTGTCGTTGTCTTTGCTGATCTGCTTGAGCGCTTTGCTGACGTCTTTCTTGGCGTCGTTCGCGGCTTTCAGCTTGCCGGCGGCGTCGGCCACCGCGGCTTTCTCGGTTGCCGAGTCGGCGTAAGTAGCGTCTTCAGCGGCGTGCAGTGCCCGTGTGGCGACGATTACAGCGTCGTTGGCACTGCGAACGTTGCTGCGTGCTGACTTGAGATTGTCAGCGGCGGTCTTGGCAATGGTCTTGGCGTCAGCAACAGCGTTTTTTGCATCGGCGCGGGCTTCACCCAAGGGCTTACCGTTGACCAAGATGGGCTTGCGGCCACGAACGACCGGGTTGGCGGGAGTGGTGGAAACGGAGGAGATAGCGCTTTGAACTTCGGACATGAGAACCTCGATGATGGATGACAGGGTAGGGACGGTGGATTAGCGGCGAGCAGGTGCGACTCGTGCACCTGTTGGCCGGGCGGGTACGCCGCGACGCGGCGGTGGAGCTTTCGCGGCGTACGCTGCGAAATCGGGTTTGCGGGTGAGTAACGGAAGGCACTCGGCACGACGGGCGGCATGCGCAGCATAGTCGGGGTTCGGTACCGGTGAGTGGAAGCTGAGCGTGGCATACGTGCCGGCCGGCGTACCGTGTACGTCGATAACGGCCTTGATCGGCGGGCCACCGAGTGCGCGCGCGATCATAGGTACGATCGCATCGAATGCCTTGATCGACGTCGGCGTCACCGACAGCGTGTAGATCGGGGCACCCGGCTCGTTGTGCGCGTTCGGGTTGTCCGGGTCGACCAGCAGAAACGCCAACTCGCGCGTGTTCTTGCAGGCTTTGCCCATACCAGTCGCGGCCGAGCCGAACTGGTTATTCGGGCAGGCACCGCACGCATCGGCTTGACGCAACGGCGAGTCCGCTTCAGGCACCATCGTGCTGATGACTTTGCCGATGGCGTAGCAGTCCGGTGGGACCAGGTTGTTACGGTCGTAGGGCTGCAGATACAGTTCGTTGCGCGATGTGAAATCGAGAATGACGATACGAATGTCGGGGCCGAGATCCAGACCTTCGGGAGACGTGAAGCTGCCGCTGGGTTCGATCTTGAAGCGCCGACCACCAGGCTGGCCTACCATTTCCTTGAGGGCTTGGACTTCTGCGGCGAGTTCGCTGTCGAGCGTGGCGATGGACTGGGAGGGTTTAACAGTGGCGAGAGCTTTTTTGGTTGCCATGAGTTTTCCGTAGGTAAGTGGCTAAGTAAATAAGTGGCTTAGAGTGGTTTGACAGTCAGTTTTTCCTGCTTGAACTCCTTCAGACCGGGGATCTCCTTACCGCCGCGCGTATCTTTTAACTCGGTGTAGGCTTTCTGTCCGATGCGGCGCTCGAACAGGTGTAGTGCTTTGTTGCGGTAAACGAACTGAGCGAACTTGTCGAAGTCGTCGAACTGCGCGCGGATGCTGATTTTGATTTCCGCCATCGCCTTATCGCCTTTGAATACCTTCATGCCCGCTTCGTGCATGAGGGATACCAACTGCGTTTCGAGGGTGGCGATCTCCAGTTTCAACGGCGCCACTTTTAGTTCCGCGGCTTCGTTGAGCTTGTCGATGGCTTTCTGCTTGGTGTTGATTGCTTCGCAAAGATCGCTTATGTTCATTGTCGTTTTTCCTAGTTAATGTGTCAAGTTGTTTTCAAATAATCTTTCATGCCTTTCAGCAGCACCAGTCTCGCCCCCGCCGTCATCTTCAGCTCGTGGTCGGCGAGGCGAGTTTTTGCCTGGGCGTCTTTGTGTCCCTGCTCGTAGAAATGTTTCGATGCACTTTCGACGGCGTGTACGAGGAATTTGAATTCCTGCGGGGTCATTTGTCGTACACCTCGGAAATATGCGCGTCGACAGCCAGCGGTAAATCCACTGCCCACGCAGGTGAAGTGGTCATTATCTTTTCGACAACCGCCATAGTTTTTTCAGCAATCGACTCCGGCACGACCAAGACCATTTCATCGTGCGTCGTCAGTGCCAAACGTACTTTCGGCAACTGAACGATTTGCATCATCTGGTGTGCGAGTACCTGCCGCGCCATGAACTGCGTGCGATTTTCAACGGCGAGGCCACCGTAGAGTTTTTTACGGGTCAACGTCATTTCGCCGAACCGGTTTCGCCGTACTTCGCTCACGTAGGTCAGCTGATTCTGTTCGTCCACAGCGATACCGTCGTAGCGCATCGACAAGCCTGTCGGCTCGTGGTGGCAGAATCCTGTTGTACCTACGCCCTCGTACACGACACCATGCTTGTGCGCGATACGTGTCTTGCCGAGGAACGCTGCGGTCATTACTGACATGGTTGATTTCCAGTCGTTGACGATCATGTAGTTCGCCGCGCGCCAACCGTATACGAAGGCTTTCGCGTCTTCGTCGGAAATATCGACGGCGGGGCCGAACTGCCCGATGCGGAGCATCCCGGCGAAACGCGGTGCGCCCGCACCGTAGCCACACCCCAACACGCCGGTCTTGCCGACGAATCGCTCTTTCGTCGTAATTAAATCGGCTGATTTATGATACACATTCGCCGCAGTCTGCTTATACACGTCCTGCTTATTTCGGAAGGCTTCGACAACGTCGTTTTGTCCGGCGTACCACGCAGTCATCCGTGCTTCAATCTGCGCCAGGTCGACAATAAGCAGCTTGTACCCCGGCGGCGCGTGCAACGCCTTGCGCATACCTGATCCACGGTCGAGAGCCTGCAGGTTGGAATCGTCGCCGCCGGTCCAGCGGTACGTGCGCGCCTTGGCGTAGGACAGGTACACGGGTAGCGCTGGCAGGTGCGCACGTGACGCCAACAGCGCCGACTTGCGCTCCAGGTTCACTGATTTGATCGCGAACCGCGCCTCTACCAGTTGACGCACACGTTTGTTCTCGTGCGCCAGCAGGCTCTTGAAGGCCAGATCCGATGCTGCGAGTGCAGGGATAAAGTCCTCCGGTACCGCGGCTTCGTTAGCGGCTTCGAGTGCTTTCTTTTTCGCTGGCGACAGCTTGGTAGGTATTTCTACACCGAGCGCTTCCAGCATCGGCATAAATGAGGCGTTACTACCGAGCTGCGTGCGCGTCACTTTCAGCGCTTTTAGGAGTGCTGCTTTGCGTGCTGTCTCACCTTCTGAGACTGCCAGCATGGCAGCGCCGTCGACCTTCAGCACCGGCTGCGCGAACATACGCACCGTCGCGTCAATGATGCGCAGCTCTTCCACCGGCAGGAACGGGAGCAGCTTGCCGAAAATGAACCACGCGTCGTCGATGTCATCCCCGGCGTATGCAGCCAGTGCCTTGTACTCGGCTTTGGTAAGCTCGCGCTTACCCTTTACGTCGACCAGCGCCTGCGCTTTGGCTTTGCCTTTGCGCCCGAAGGCTTCGGTGAGTGCCTTCAACGACGCGCCGACCTGAAGAGGCATGATCGGACGCGACATCGACATCGTATCGAAGTACATCGCCGGTACTACACCGTAGTGGTGCGACAGGATCAGCCCATCAAATTGGGTGTGGTGGGCAAGCATGCCGTTGCGCTTCCAGTTCACCGTCTTGACCCAGCGCGAGAACTGCGCCGGGCTTAGCACCATTGGCTTCGTCTCGTGGTTCCAGCGCACGCTAACGCACTGCGTGGCGAAGCGCGAGTCGATGACGTACTCCGTCGTCGCCATTTTTTTCAGCGAGTAGTCGTTGTCGTAGTAAGTTTCCCAGTCTAACCCGACGATGCCGTCGAGTTTGAAGTGTTTGCACAGATTTGCGTGGGTGGTGGGAGTCATTCGTCTTCCAATTCGTCTTTATCGCCAAATTCATTGGTGATTGCTTCGTTGCCTGCTCTTATGCAGACGTCTTCTAATGTTTCGGCAAAATTACTTAGTTGTTCGATCCGCTCGGCTTCTGTCTCACCGGGGAAATCGTCTGGCGTCCATACTATGCTTCTGCAACCAAGTTGCGATAATTCGTTTATTAAAATATGAATACAGTCGTAATCAACCATAGTTTACTCCTCGTACTTGTCTACGACGCAGTCATCACTATGCCAGTATTTCGCTGCTAACAAAGGTGACTTATCGGTAATCCGCTCGACTGCGTCTTGTGGGTTTTGCTGAACGAGCATGCTCTCTGCGATTTTGGTATAGTCGTCAGCGTCCTTATCTGCGACGCAGTTATCACTACCGCAAGCATTGCAGTCGCTGCTATCGAGTAACCACCGGACTTCCCATTCCTGAGCTTCGACATTCCACGCCGCTAATGCGTCGCTAGTGACATTCGTGCTGCCGCAGATGTCGCAGACTTTTTGCACGCGCTTACTCACCGACAGGTACTCCCCACATCACGCCAAGCTGTGTAGCGAAATACACCGCGCCGGCTGGGGTTGGGAAGTCGGCGATCGTAACTGAGTCGCGGAACCTACCGTCGACCCAAGATACAACGAACGAAAAATGGTTAGCTATTTCTACTATTGGTAGCCCCTCCTTACTTAGTAATCCGCTTTCTTTCGGTGGGCGCTTTGTGTCACTTACCCGCAATGCTGTGGCAAACTCTGGTTTCCCCCACGTCTCCAGCGCCTCCAGAATCGCTCGCGCTTCGTCAATTGGGTGCAACGTGCTGGTTACAAAATCAAGGTTCATGCGATGGCTCCGTTTTCAGTAAACTCATATTCATTGGCCAGGATGTTGTTATCTACCTGTTCGTCGGCGTTGTGCCATTCGTAGGATTTTTCCAGCTCGCTGTAGAACCAACGCATTAGCTCGCGGCAAGTATCGGTGAAGTCATTTTCAAACTCCGCGCTGTGTTCGTTGTCCATCTCGAACTGCGTGCAGCCTTCGTGCGAGTAGCTACCGCGATGTTTAATGGTGCACGCGGCATTCGGCTCCAGCCTAGCGTAGCTACGAAACTCCTCGACGATACGCGTCAGCTGCTCATCGAGCGGGTGCAAACGGTCTAAGCCGGTTTCGTCAGGGAACGCAAACCGCTGCGCTGTCCACTGCCCGGTGAAATGCGCACCGTCGCCTTGCGACCAAAAGCCCGACCAACCAAATTGCAGTGTGGATTCATCAAACCCCACGGCTACCAGTAGCTCGGTCAAGTCCTCCTGTGGTGGTTCAGCGTAAAAAGTTTCTCCCTCCAAACACTTGCGCCACCACTCACGTGCACGCTCTTTGGCTTTGTCGGTAAGCTCGTCGAATGTGTAGAGCGTTACTTCAATTTTACGAGACATTGGAAAATCCTAGTTGTTTGGCCATGTGCTCCAGTTCGTCGTACAGGATCGTATGACAGCCGATAATCAAGTCGCCATTGGCTGTGACTTCACGCAGATTGAAGTCGCCGATGCGTAGTCCGGAAACAGAGTGATCTAGTGCGCCGCTTCGGCGCTTGGTTATGATTCGCCACAACAATGACGCGACATTGCTCGGCACAATCGCGCCGCGCGAGGTTTCGATGTTGTCGCCTTTAATACGCAGCGCCGTTGGTAGTAAATGGCTTTCCCTAAAAAAGATGATATTGCCTTCGCGCCATGCCGCCAAGTCTTCGACCGCTTGCTCGCGGAGAATCTCTTCGCGCGCTTTTTGCTTATCCTCTTCAGCCTTTGTAGCAAGCATTCCGTCGGCAATCGTTTTCGATATGTAGTCGTCGTCAAGCGGATTAACCATGGCGCTCGGTACGAATCGAGCTGCGTATTCACTCATGTGCGCGTGCAGCTCTTGCGCTTTGGCTACGTACTCGAATTTACGCTGCCGAGCTTTTATGCTCTTTTCGAGCAGCTGTGCGACTGTGTTGTGCATATCTACCAAGTTGTCAGCGTGACGATTATGCAGTACGTGCTGCACGCGAAACACTTCGACTGGTAGCCCGCGCAACGCGCTTTCTACAGCGCGCATGTGCGACGCCGTCGACGATGAGTATGTGCCCGTCGTAACAAATACCGTGTTGTCGTCGATGAACGTCGCCATTGGAAAGTGGTAGCCGTACGAATAAATCGTTGACCCCTCAAAAAATATGTTACCGTTTCTGCCTTTTTCTTTATTAAGGCTCGCCCACGTATGAGCGATACCACCATAGTTGCGGGACATCGTAGCCTCCTAGAGCTATCTTACCCAGTACGTTTCGCCGTCGAAATCGAGGGCCGTGTAATCAGACTGCAGCCGCTCAGCGGCCTCCCCCCAGTCGATACAATTGAAAGGCCACTCAGAATTTTTTACTTCGTGTCCATATAGTTCTTCCGCTAGCTCTCTGGAGTACTGCTCGAAGTACGAGTCGCTAATTAAAGTAACTCCGTGATACCAGTCCTCGGCGTATTGTCCGCCTTGTAGTGCTAGTTTTTTCAGCGCAGAAAGCTCGTCTTCGTTCACCTCCCGCCAATTCCGCAGCGCCTCAGTAGCAGCTTTAAGCTCCTCAGTTTGATCGTCATGACACTCGTCGATGGCATCTTGTAGTTGTTCTAATTCGTCGGTTAGTTCTTCGATCCGCTCAGTTACGTCCCTGCTGTCGATCGTGTCTTCGTTGTTGCGAATTTCCATCGTAGCCTCCTAGAGCCAACCCATACGTTCACCGGTGCGTCGCCACACGTCGACAACTTCGGTGTGTGTATGGTGGTCGTTAAAATAAGATAAAAAAACATTACTAGTATGACTTAGCTGATCTCTTACTCTACGTGATGCAATAGTTGGTCCTTCCACTGCTTTTATAACAGCTCCTACTGAACACCAACATACTGCTATATCACTTAGTGGTTCTACACGATGCCCGTATTTGTCTTTTGCTAAACTGCCTTGTGTCCACGTCGCTTCGTTACTCACTAACGCGAAGGCTTTTTGAAAGCATTCTTTTTCGTTCATGGTACACACTCGCCGTTTACAAGCTGCTGAACAATGGCGCTTCCGTCGAACGCTATTCCGCGAGCGACGTAGTCCGCGACTATTTCACCAAATACTTCTGCTACGTCGTACACAAAGACTCCGCCAAACGATTCGGGTAGCTCTACACTAAGGAATTTGGCGTGATCTACACACGCCTGTACGTAACCTAGTTCCCCATCCATGCTGCTATAGGTGTTAGCGTTGTCCCGCATCCATTTGTGTACGCCGAATGCGAAATATGCCAAATCCAGCGGGTCTATTATAACTTCCATATTAGCCTCCTAAAGCTAATCAAAGATTGTTGCTTTTATTCGCGGTAGCGTTTTCGTAAGTGAAAGAAAAGATCTGACCGCCACGGAGTATCGTTATCTGCGTTTTCAATAAACCACCACAGCGCATCTACTAACGGCAAACTGTCGGTGTATTCAAACACTGTTTCGTCCACACGTTTCTCCTACTCGATCATCGCCAGTGCTTTGTCCATTGCTGCCTGTTTGATGCTGTTGCCTTTACCGAACCAGGCGCTATTCAAGCGGTTCTCCTGGCTGCGTGCCGGCATGCCGAAGTCCACATCCCGCGTGACAGCATTAACCAAGCCCCACAGTGTGCCGCGCGCGGATTCCAGGTGCGCGCCCGGCGAGTTGAATAGGGCTGAGGTCATACGGGCGAAGAACTTTTCCGCTGTTTTGTCGGCGCCGTCTTTCGCGCGGAACTCGCGGATCTTGTCTTCGGAATCGAGGCCGTAGTACACGTCGAGGAAGAATCGTGTGGACTCTTCTTTACTGACTGTATGCTGAGCCATCGCGTGCGCTGTAGACGAAAACTTCGACCAGGCATCGCCGATGTTGAGATCGAGCTTTACCTTATCGGCGTCGAATGTAGCCGAGTGCGGTACTGTTACGTCGGCTTTACCTGTGTTGGCGGCGAAGGACAATGTGTTGTTGCATACCACGCGGATCGATGTGAACCGTGCCTGTGTCGCCATTGAGCCGTCAAACGATGTTGCCAGCAGCAGATAACCGCGCACGATGTCGTTACCCCGCAGCTGCATCGACTCGTTGGTGTTGGCGAGTGCCCATATCTTTTTGCCGTCTTTCAACGCGCCGGCTGTTTCCAAGGTGAAACCGTGACGTTCCGTCAGGTCACGGTAGAACTCGATGACTTCGCGCGGTTGCACGGGCTTGTAGCGGTTCGACACGATGCTGAGCGGACTGCCGGTATCGCTGCGGTACAGCACCACGTTGTCTTTCGCTTCGCAGCGTTCGCTTAGCGACTCGCCACACATACCGATTGTCTGGCGTTGGTATTGCACAACTGCGCTGCGTGCCTCCCAGTCGAGTCCGGCCTGCTGTTGCCACGTGAGTAGCTCGGCGCCGGGTTGGAGCTGTTGCCCGAGTCCGTGCCATGGTGTTGTGCCGACGTAAGCGATACCGGCTTTGCCGGTGGTAAAATCAAGTGCGTGAGCCATTTCCTTCTCCTAGAAAGGTGGATCAATTTCAGTGTGTGATTTCCACGGTCCGTGTTGGTTGCAACCGCGGTTACGTTGGCTTCTGTCTCGCATGTTTTCCTTGTTCGTTCCTGGTATCAGATGCTCAGGATTGACGCAGTTGGCAGTGTCGCAGGTGTGACGTATGACAAGGGGTTTCTCGGGTGGCTCTCCTTTGTGGTGGCACCACGACACGCGGTGGGCTTTCTCGCAAGACCATCGGGTCTCGCGGCGAATACGTACGTTGCCATGACCGTTCTGATCGCGCGCGCCGGTGAATAACCAGCACTCTGTAAAGTCGTCAACGACGACTTTCAGCATCATGCGGTCATAGGGAGTCATGCGAGATATACACATATTTATTGCCTATAAAGCACGCCGCTAATAGCCCTCCAAAGTTGAAGAACACAGACAAAAAAACGGGTGCTAGCCAATAGCTATAGCCGCTATTTACGGTAGACAAAAATAAACAAAATGTAGCCCCTGCGCTAACGATTTGCATGGCAAGCAAAGGCCGTAAAAGTTTTGACATCTTCGTTTCAGGTCCAGTTATTTCGGTACGTTATAACCACAAACTACTCAGCGTTATCTAGTGCTGACGGTGTCCAGCCGCATAGTTTAAGCGCCCATATTGCTAGTGCTACAGAATTATATGGATCTTGTGGGCGCTCTTCCCATTGTGTATGTGTGATCGAAACTGAAGCACCGGCTTTTCTAAGATTATGTCCTGATACTGGCTTCAACTTTATATGCGTTGTGAACTTTTCAAACTCCACACGAATCAGCTTCGTACGTTTTCCATATCCGTTACATTCAAGTCCGATAGTTCCACCTTCATTGGTACTCATTTCAGCCCCAGTTCTTTGGCGATCAGCTGCAGATGCAGCGCTTGGTGCTTGGCGTCTTCGAGCGCGTCGTGTGCCACGAAGTCGTGCTCTGGTGGCTTGATGTGTGGCACGAGTGACTTTAGTGTTCGGTAGCAGCGATCGAGCCGGTAGTGCCAAGGGTCGATTACGCCGACTGATTTACAAAGATCCTTGACAATGGCGTTGTCGAACATCGTGCCGTTACCCCATACGCCTTCGGCACCATCACAGAAATTTCGTAACTCGGCAAGGGCTGCGCATACCCCTGTTTCTGGCATACTTAAAAGCATTTTTTGCGCGTCATTCGATTGTTTCAACCACCAGATCGCCGTGTCGCCGTAAGCACGGCGTCCTGCGTATTCCTGCGAAGCTACGTTGAGCCGCTCGTGGAACTCTGTGCTCAGCCCACGCCCGGCCAAATCAAACTTTACTGCGCCGATACTGAGCACTACAGAGTCCAGGCTTGTACCCAAGGTTTTGATGTCGATCATTGCGTGCATTTGCTGCTCCAGTCGTGGTGGGTGTCGCGGATATGGTCGTGGATGCCATTAGGGCGTATGCGCTTGCCACAGTGTGGGCAACCGACTTTGAGTACGGGTGCTGGCTTAGCTTTCCGGGCACACTGTCGGCTGCAGTAGCGCGGATAACCGGGTGCTTCCCCTTCAATCGCCGTACCGCAGTGTTCACAGAGTGTGCCGTCGAGCATTAGCTGTGCCTCCCTTTAATCAACTCCAGCAAGTCGATCATCCGCTCCTCTTTGGCGAAAAGCCGCTCGTAGACCTGGCGTTCGACGGTGTCTGCCGCTTCGACAAGGATCGTGTTGGTAGCTTTGGTTTGTCCGCCGCGGTACACGCGATGAATCGCCTGCTTAAGCAGATCGGCTTCATAGATCGGCGAGGAGATGATCGTTGTATCGGCTTGTGTCAAGGTCAAGCCGTGCGCGCCGGTTTTCGGATGCAGTAGCAGAGTTTTGTACGTGCCACGCTGGAAGTCCTGCACGATACGATCACGCTCACGGTCACTGACACTGCCGTCGATCAGTGCGAAAGAGTAACCACGTTTGTCAAACTCTTTGCTGAGTTCGTCGCGTTGATGTGTCCAGTTGAAAAACACCACGCTGTGCTCACGCTCATCGACCAGATCGGCGATCAGGCCGTAGCGTTGGTTGTCGATTAGTTCGTAGTGCCGATCACCGTTGCCTGAGTAAACCGCCCCTGACGCCAGCTGCAGCAATTTTGTGCGCATGCTAGCCGCATGCACGGCATTGACAACGCTGTTCTCGAACAACAACACTGCGTCGTTTTCCATTTGCGTGTACAACTGCTTGGCACGGCGGCTGAGTTGAAACAGCTTCGTGTCGCGGTGGTTCGCCGGCACGTCCGTCATGACGTCCTCGAACGCGTGCCGGATCGTGATGTCGGAAATCAACTCATCGACTGCTTGTGCAGCGCCGGGCTTGTCGTCCCAGCGCAGATGGCGTGGATCAGGCCCAACTTGCGTAGGTGTCTGCATGGCATTACGCAGTTTGAAGTACGACGTACCTAGGCGGGCGCCGTCGTCGACGAACATCATCGGGTTCCACAGCTCGATCACACTGATCGGATTCGGCGTGCCTGTCATGCAGTAGCGGTGTTGGAAGTGCTTGCGAATCTTGAGCAAGGCTTTGGAGCGCTGCGACGTCGGGTGCTTGTACGCCGTCGACTCGTCAATGATGCAGTGGTCGAAGTCTTTAAGTAGCTTCGGGTTACTAGCAAGCCACTTCACTGCGTCGATGTTCGTGATGACGATGTCGGACTTCAGCCGAAACGCTTCCTCGCGGTTATCGGCATACGCGAGCGAAGCGGTAAGACCCGAGCCGAATTTTTCAATGTCCACAGCCCATGCTGCGTACATCAAAGTCTTTGGGCAAAGCACCAAGGCGCGACCAGGACGTACCCGGTTTCGGTATGTGGCAATTTGGCCTCTCGTTTTTCCAGTACCCGGATCAGAGAAGTCGTTGCCTCGGTCGCGTGTTGCGAAAAAGTTAATCGTTTGCTCTTGGTGTTTCCACGGCTTAAGCATTGCGTGTACCTTCCCAGTCGACTTGTTCGGTAGTGATAAGTTTGCGTATGCAGCGTGCGGCCAAGTCGGGGGTTATGCTGGTGTAATAGGATTCTTCGGGGTAAAAAAGATCTTTAGCAGTTTCGTCGTTTATGACTAGCATCGATGCCGCTCCGCTGCTGCTAAACGGAGTATATTTATTCCCGAAAAACTGTACTGCGGCACCACCTATACAACAGGTTGTTCCGCAGTCGGTAGCTAGCTTAAACCTACGCATGTCAAAAGCGACTCCGTTTTTCTCAGGTGCGCCAGTTTCCAGCCACTCGGCGATTTCGGCTAAACGTTCGGTGTTCATTTCAGACTCCTACAGGACAGGCACCGGTGCCACGTGGTGAGTATGGGCAGTATCGGCAGTTGTGGGTATTGGGATTCGGGCGCCAGAGCTTCTCGGTCATGAGTCGATCAGCGCGTTGTTGAAAGCGTCCGACGTAAGCAAGGGCTTGGTCGCGGGTATATTCGACAGAGCGTATCCAACCTTCGTCGATGTACCACAACTCGCCTGTGATTTTGTCGGCCCATTCAAAACGAAGCGCAGCAATAGCCGCGTAGAGCTGGATCTGTTGCACGTGCTCCACGGCTTTATAGCCGCTTTTACCGGTCTTGTAGTCGCAAGCGATCACGTGCCGGTTGGTGGTATCGGTGACATTAAGATCGAGCTTGGCCCACAGCCAGATGTTGCTACGATCGCGCGAACGCTTGTCGACATCGAGCTGGCTGATGTCGAACCAGTCGCTGTCGAACCACCAGTCTTGTTCTGTGGTAGCGAGCTGCTGTGCGTAGAGCTGCTGTGCGTGCTCCAGAATCGGTTTGAATTTGGACAGCGCGCGGGCTGTCGACGCAGCCAGTCCACCTAAGCCGCTTACATAGTCTTCAAGGATCTTGTGCTCGCGATTGCCGCGTTCGAGTGGGTTATCGGCCGGTCGTTCAGGTTCCGGCAGTTTGTCGATTTTGCTGAGTTTTACCTGGAATGGACAAGTCTCGTACTTGGTGAGTGTACTGAACGACCAGTTAGCTATGCCGTTACTCATGTCGATTGTTTCCCGTTTCGGCGTTCTTTTTTCTTGGTTTGTTTTCGCTCCCACAGCTCGTTTTTTATTTGAGTAGCGCCGAACTTCACTGCGCTTTTTGCTGAGCTGTTTTGCAGGAGTCGCGCAGTAACGAGTTCGCCAGCATCGCGCAAAAGCTGGTACTTGGCTTTGCTCATGCCGCTGATTATTCGAGTCATGGCGAGGCCTTGATAAACTCGCCTTCCGAACTGAGCGAATACCATGTGTCTGCTTTGATGCCATTTTCGCCGACCTTGCTCGCACGGATGTGGATCAGTTCGTAATCGTTGTTTCGGTAGCAAAGGACAATGGCGCTGCCTGCAGATGCGCGCGCACGACCGGCGTAGCCCGATGAGATTGCGACTGACTGCGCGCCGCTGACTTCCGCCGCCGAGCTGTTGCCGGTGTTCGTCGCCGCCGATCTGTAGCCGGTGTTCGTCGCCGAC